GGCGGCGAAATGGTACGAGTTTTTATAACCAACCATTTTTCGGCACTTTTAAGCGTTTTGTTTTTTAACTTACACCAAATTTACACCAAATACACCGTTTTACATAGCAATATATTGTTCCATTTCTTTCGCAACATCATCTGGTTTCTTGTGAGTATACACATCTAATGTCGTAGATATATCCGAATGTCCCATTACTAATTGCAATGTTTTTACATTCATACCTTTTTCAACCATGCGGCTACAGAATGTATGTCTTAACACATGAGGTGTTATTTGCGGCAACTCTCCAAGACCAAGTTCAATATGCTTTTTTCGGACTTCTCTCATTGAACCCTCTAAATTTCTTCTTGTTTTTGGAAAACCCAAGTGGTTTATAAAAACAAATCCAGTATATCCGTCAATCGCATATTCGACTTTAGGTCTAACTTCTGTTCTTTTATGCATAAATGCTTTTCTTGTTGCGTCATTCATGGCAAGTATACGGCTCCCTGCTTTTGATTTTGGTGGAAGAATAACGTATTTCCCATCAATTCTATGTAATTGCTTATTTACATTTATTCTTCTGTTTTTGAGGTCTACATCCTTAAATGTAAGTCCATATAATTCACTTACCCTCATTCCAGTATTCAAAAGAATCACCACATCATCATAGATATGTCGAAACCATCCATGATTGAAAATAAATTCAATATAATGGTTTTCCTCTTCTTCACTCATCGAAAATCTTTGCTTTGAATCGTTTTCGATTATGTTTGATAAAGTGAATAGAAATGGATTTTTGACTATATAATCATCTTCAACTGCCATTTGAAAAGCCGGTTTCAAAAGTGTTTTTGCATTTTGAATCGTTCCATACGAATACCCCATATTGCTTAAAGTAATCATATATCGCTTTGCCAACGATGTTTTTATGTCTTTGATTGGAATATTCAATATCTGTATCTTGTCAAGCATATTTATTAGGTATCTATACTTTTGTTCTGTTGTTATGCGAACCTTTTTTAGTGATAAATACCTATCTATCAGTTCCCGGACTGTTATTTTATTGCTTTCCCAGGAAACACCAGATATTATTTCTGTTTTTGTTACCTGTAACTCTTTTTGTCGTAGTTCGTTTAATGTTCTGGCATATATTGTTTGACGTTTCTTTGATAAATCAGTCCATCGGTACATATAAGTACCGTCAGTTCTTTGGCTTTCTCCTTTCTCTAATACTCTTCCTTTGTCATCTTTTCTGCTTGGCATACACGTTCTCCTTTCTTAAAGAAAAGAGCATTGTTAAAGAATAATTATATCACTAACAACGCTCTATAGCAAATAATAGGTACTTATAGGAAGTTACAAAACCATTGTCCTGTCAAGATACTCTTCCATCTTTTTCCTTTTTATAAGGTTTTTTCTTCCTATAACAAGAACAAGTTCATTTCTGTTTTCGTTCACAATTTCCCTCATTCTATCCTTTCCAATATTAAAATAAGCCGATGCTTCTTCAATAGTAAGGTTATACTTTTCACATACTGGAATTTCTTTTTTCACTTCTATCATCTCCTTTGCCTTATTTATTTTCCAATCAATCCTTGACACTCTTCTTATGACGGTTGATTCCGACATATTGCATTTCATCTCTATTTGTCTTAATGTATAGCCTTTTGATATGCATTTGAATATTTGTTCTTCATCTTCGGTGAAATTGCAAATTTTTTCAATTTCATCAAGTTCCGGCTTAGTCAATGAGGATAAATACTTTCCTAATCTCATAAGCCTTTTCCTTTCATTCTATAATTTTTTGTTTGGTTTATTGGCTTCATCAACCAACGCAATCAAAAACTCCTGCGTTTTTCTCGGAAGTTCACTATGTTTGATTTCCGCAATTACTTCTCTGTACTGTTCTTCTGATAATCTTTCCATGGTCTGTTACTCCTTTTATAATATAATATTCCGCTCTCTTGTAATTCTTTCCTTGCTTCATTCGCTTTCTGCGAGCGTGCTTTTTCCACATTCATCTGATAGTGCTTTTCGCATACCTTATATCCATCTTTTACTTTTCCACCGCAAAAGCAACACAAGCCGTTTTCAATCCATGTTTTCTTTTTCGTGCTAGCCTTTGCTCTCTGACTATTTCTGCTTTTCTCCCTGCATATTCCACAAGTCAAGTACCCGGAATCGGCTTTTCGCTTACGGCACCGTGGACAAATACCTTTTTCTACGTCCTGCTTATATGTAAGTTTCGCCCATTCCTTGTGTTCTTGGTTATATTTCTTTCGTGCTTCTTCACTTTTGTTTCTTCGATTATTGCATTGTATTGATTCATTTGCACGGCATTCCGGGCATGATGATTCACTACTGCCGATTGGAACTTTTCTGCAAATAGGACATATGCCAACTTCTTTATAGCATTGTTTATTTCTTCTTTCGTTCTCCGACTTTTTACTGCAACAACTTATACATCGTAAGCCGTATCTATCTAGTGGCTTTCCACAATCAATGCAAAGTCCGTTCTGCTTTCTTCTATCGTACAATCGTTTTTGATAGATATTACTCAAACAAACACCTCACTCATCCTCATCTGATTTAAGGATTCGGACACCGCATTTCTCTCTGACTTTATCTATGTACCAATCAACATTAAACTTTGTTGGGTCTTCATCCATCTTTAATGATTCATCGGATATACGTTCAATAAGCCGATTGATTCTTTTTTTTCCAAATCCAAATTCTTCGCAAAGTGCAAGAAACATAATTCCGGTAGCAAGTTCAAATCCCTCATTCTTACCAGTTATATATGCCCTTGCCATAAGTTTTGTTTGTGTTGGCTTACCGCCGGTCAATTTCTCCTGCACACGTTTTTCTCTCCGCATTGCTGCTCTTTTGTTTACTGCCATGTTATCCGCCCTTTCTAGTATTTTTACTTAGTCACTTGTTTTTGAATTATTATTCATGCCACCTGCTTTTACAATCTCGATTGATTTATTTAATCCGTTGCAATAACAACAATGACTTTCATCCTCTTTGCAAGTAGGAAGTTCACAAATGGAACATTTTTTACTTTCATCTTCCAACTGTTCCACAACCTTATCCATATCATAGGCTGTTGGCTCTTTATCAATACAAAATGTAATATCATCACCTATTGCGCAATATAATTCATAATCTTGTTTTCTGAGCCAGTCAATTTGGTCTATCAAATCTTGTTGTAATTTATCTGCGTCAATCAGTCTCATTCTTACTCACCTCCTCCACTATGTAGACTATTGCGCTACCTTTTCGGTAATAAAATAATCCCTCATTGTGAAAACCTTTTGTTATTGTTTTCACGTCATCTTTGCTATACTCACCATCTAAATCTTCCCATCTATCTTCTTTAGGATTGTATTTTTCTATTCTGTATTTTTTCATCTTTACCTCCTACAATTTTTACTTTACACCCAAATTTTTCTTCTATTTCTTTCATGGTTACTTCCTTGTATTCTTCACGTTGCCAAAGAAGTTTTCCTTTGCTAAATGGAATACTATCTTTTGATTCTTCATATATTCTCATTATGTCAAAGAGTTCCATATCCTTGCCTTTGAATGTCATATCTTCGTTATAACGGTCAAAATCTATTTGCGTATTCCATAGTTCCCAAAAATTTTTGTACCCTGCCAGTACATCACTATGAAAAGCACAATTTCTTGAAACGATGTATGGTTCTTCATTTCTCAAAACAACAACCATTCCAGTTTGCAAATCATCTAATTTCATAACTTTGTTTCCTCACTTTCTTTATCACTCCAATCTAATTTACAACCGCACTTGCTACAATAATTTGTCGCATTGTTATTATTCATTGTTCCTGCATTGTGACTGACTTTGATTATGTTTCTACATTCACAATGGAATACAGAAAGAGTATCACTAAGGTTATGGCTAAATATAGGTTTCTTTGGTATCTGCTTTTTAAGCGACTTGGTTGCAATCTCTATTTCTTCAATGTAATCAAACTGCGTGTCTGTACAACTATCCGAAACGAGATATTCCAAATTTTCAATTACTTCATTTAGTTCTAATTCCATCTTATTCGCCTCCTTCTAACAACTCTGGATTGTCAAAAATGTTGCCGATAACTTCCCATTTACTGGAATCAAAATCTTCAATTAAATCAACATCTCCATCTGCCGAACCACGAACATCCGAATTTTTGTATTTGTGTGTGCATATTCCAAATCCTGTAATATCATCACACCAACAAACCTCTGCAAAGTAATCATGTTCTGAATCCAAACCAGAAATGTACGGATAAATAAAACCATCCATAAGGTCATTTTCAAAAATAAGGTGATTGTACTTATCCCTTTTCCCTATACATTGGCAAATGGTGGATGGGTTTACTTTGTGTGTAATTACACATCTGCGCCACATATGGTCACAATCTGGTGGATTATTGCATTTATTTGAAATCTCATATTCTCCTGTCGGCAATGCAATTAGACTACCAATTTCCCACTCCCCGTTATCAATCCTCTTTGCTTTAAATAAATATCTATCTTCCATTTTCATCCTCCAATCTCATACCACAATAAGGACAATATTTTATACCATGAAGCACATTTCCAAATTGTATATACCTTTCTTTTTTATCATCCGAATACTGATATTCCACAACACTAGCATGGCTACAGTTTTTAAGATGTTTGCAATTATGCTCTCTCATAATTACTCCTTTCCCGGCTTCTCACACCGCTCAAATTCCACAACCCACACATAAGGGTTAGCATCCCAGCCGTAGCGTTCGAAGTCGGATTTGTTGATGGTTGAGTTCCATAAATTTTCAAACATTTCGAGCTGATTCATGTCAAAATAAAATGCTTTTGGATGCACATGACTATTAAGTCCCTCCTTAAGCACACCCTGTCCTGTTATATCCTGTAATCTCTCCACTCTTACATTTGTAACCTTTAACCAAATTCTAGCCGCTTCTTTCGGCATATGGATTGATGGTCTCCACGGCATACGGTCTTTATGTTCTCCAGTTTCCGGGTCAACCCAAAAATCAAAGTATGGTTTTTCCGGACCTGCTGCATAGTAGTATTTTTCCGTTCCATCAACAACCTGGTCAAAATCATCTACTAGCCCTGCTTTCTGCCATGTTTCACGGACATACAGAATATCGTCCGTGTGGTATGGTGGATTCCATCGTTTCGCTAAATCCTCTTTTGCAATATCATCTGGCAGTTTGTATTCTTCACCCCATATTTCATGAGCTGATGAACTGGGATATACCCATGTTCCACCAAATTCATAACATAGCTTTGACCTAGGCTGTGTCTTTATCACTCGCCTTGTACAAGTCTTTCTGCCATCTAAAATAGCTCTCACCATTTCCGTGTTAAACAGTATAGGTTTTATGCTCATTTTGTCACCTCCAATCTATGATTTATAATATACAAATCAATCTTTTCGGCACATTTGTTACACACTTGATACTCTTTCTGCTTACCATTCATTTTTACGCTACCATACTGGTTAAAATCTACATTTACGCCATCTGAATTGTAATCAATTTCTTTTCCACACATATCGCAATTTACTTTTATCATGATATTTCCTCCTATTCTGCTTCTAATTTAAGCCATTCTTTCCAACATTCATCACATGCTGTTTTTTCACAACAACAATCGCACGGAACATCAATATACTGCGATGAAATACCGTATTCCTCAACACCATTTAAAAACACTGCCAACTCTTCATCCGACATATTCCTTATCCTGTCGGCATTGTTGTGTTTCACATCAACAAGTTCAAAACACTCATCACGCCATTTCAATACATTATCAATATTGAATGAACTGTAACCTACATGGTAATAATCTTCGCCGACTTTTTTGTACTTAATTTCGTAATATGGCTTGTTGTCTGCCATCCTTACGATAGTTTCCAGAGACGTAACTTTGCTTTTTGTATCATCATTTTCTGAAACTTTGCTATCGCATCTGCAACAAGGCTCATTATCTCTTGGATTGCTGTTATTCTGGCAGTTGCAAGAAATATTTTCTTCACTATCATCAAATGCTTTTAAAAACATTTCAGCAATTTCTTTCTCGTATCTACCACACATACCTTTACAATCAATATCCGCAATAACCCTTGAAAAGAAATCTTTGAATTTGTCAGCAATATAATCTCCTGTGAAATCTTTAGGTATGTCAATTACTACTTTCATTTTCTCCACCTCTCAATTCTTTCCAACTTCTTAAATTAAGTCCGCCGCACCTAATACAATAAAATTTTTTATATCCTTTAGCATATTCACACAAATAACCACAATGTCCGCAATATTCATTTCCATTACTAACTGATATTTTTTTAGGTTCTGACACATTATTCCTCTCGAACAACTCTCCATGTTTGCATCCTATACAATAATCTTCTTTATGCTTGCAAATATTACAATCAATCATTGTTACACCTCAATTCTTTCAGTTTTGTTTCTGCTTTGGATTCTCCTAATTCAATGCCAGCAAGACATCTACTTGCATAAGTCTCTTCGTAACACCAAAAATAACTCCGTCAATGGACATTCAGAACACTTACACTCTTCGTGGTGACAAGTTGCTTTAGTATGAACACATTCTCTGTGTTCTACTTTATCATCAGCAAGTGGCAATTTAAGAAGTCTGCCTTGTTTCTCTAAGTCCTCATACTCTTTTAATTTAAAGTACACTTTCTGCCAGTATTCAGCATTATCAATCAACGTAGGTATTTCTTTCCCGCTATTAGTTAATCTTTTCATCATAGTCTCCTTTCTTGATGTATATAAATTCTGAACCGTTTTTTGTCCAACATACTATTGCGTTAGGAATTTGCTCACAATCATCCATTCCATCAACATATAATCCACAAGCCGGTCTATAATCAACTATGGTTTCTGAAACAAGAGATTGTGCTTCTTTCAACACATCGCTATATTTCATTTTCTTATCAATCTTTTTCGCCCACAAATCTCGCTCATATTTTAGATGCTTGATAAATCCGTCAAGTGTATCAATATCACTAAAATATATTTCTGCTCTGACCGTGGACATTGACTGCTTTAATTCATCGTTGCTTACATTGTGACCTCTTGGAAATTTTTTCTTACTGTCCAAGATTGCAAACATCAAACCATTCTTAAAATTTGGATGATGATATGCGGTTAAAATCTTTGTTCCCAAACCCATCATTATTGGATATTGTCTTTTAAACATTTCATTTGCTCCTTTCTCCGTCAACCCTTTTAAACTGTTCGCAAGAAACATTTAATAAACAACCGCATTTTTCAACTTCCATTCCTCCCCAATATGTTTTGTACCTGTAGGAATTTTTACACTTGAAACAAAACTCTTTACCGCTGTTTACCTTATAACTCGTTTTCTTATCTCCTAATTTCTCTTCCAAATTTCTGTTTACTCTTTCTAGGTCTTTGCACTTATCCTTTAATTCTTTAAAATCGTCAAGCAACTTGCTATACTTCTTCTTGCTTAAAATCTTCATCCAATCACTTCCTTTCTCCTATGTCAATATCAAAGCACTTCTTACAAAGTTTTCTTTCTTTTTCATAAGCCTTTGCATATTCCTGTGTTGATTCTGCATTTTCAGTAATCGTCCAACCCCAAAGGCAAAATACCTCTCCATCTTCCGTCATTCCACCATAATGAAAACTATTTACAAGCCCTTGTTTCTTTAGTTTTCTAAGATGGTATCTTACCTTTCCAACGCTTAAACCAAGTGACCTTGCTATTGCCGTTGCTGGAAACGGATACCAACTATCCATAATTGCCACATTATGTTGGCACAATGTATAAAGTATTTCGTCCACGCCATTGCTCCTTTCTTAAATAATTTCCTTATATAAATCTTCTTTTCCTTGCAATAACTGCCCTAAAATTGCAACAAGAACATTTACAACAATGGAATTTCCGGCTTGTTTGTACAACTGCGTATTTGAATTAACTTTTTCTGCCTTTTCAAAATCTTCATCCGAAAAGTCCATCAATCTCCAACATTCTTTTGGTGTCAGTTTTCTGATTCGGTATTGTGTTTCTATCTTGCAAATACCTTGATTTTCTGCGGTAAAAGTAGGACATGTTTCTCCATCTTCCTGTACACAACCTCTTCTTGTTTGGCTATCAGGATAACTAAAATCTTCAACTCCACCGATATTACATTCTATGTAACCTCGTTTTGTGTTTTGCTTGATTGCAACTTTATCCATAACCATATTATCTTTGTGTGCACCTATTCCTTTATAATATCTTGCGGTTACAGTGCTACTTGTAAGTGTGTTTATGTCACATATTTTTGCATTTTCCATACTATCTAAATGTCCGTATGGCATTTTATTTAACTTGCAAGGTATGTTCTTTTCCAACACTAAATTATCTTTTTTCACACTTGTAAGGCAATTGCTTGTACCATTAGTATTTGCTTCAAGTGTCTGTTCCAACTCAATTCCCGGTGTACGGTCTGATTGGTTTGTTGGATTGCGGCCACGCATTGCTACGCAAATGTAATTGTCCTTTTGAACCGTACTTAATGTATTTGTGCAACCATCATTTCGCAACTCTGGTTCCCTATGTTCATTAAATCCATGTTCAATTTCGTGATTTTCATATTGTTTTCTCAATGCCTTCCCTTCTTCCGTTCTAACCATACGGATTGAATTTGCTTCTACAATCATCGGTTGTTTACACCCCCACTGCATAGTGCTTAGAGTAGGACTTAAATGGCATTTGTCATACACATTACCTGCGTAATTACCGCCAGAAAAGCCAAATATGTTCCCTATTTTTCTTTCCATTCAATCACTCCATTTGTTCCATAGTTATTTAACCCTTTATAATCTCTTGACATAAGCGTTGATGATACGTCAATTTTTTGTGCTTGTGGTTCTAATTGTTTATCAACCATTCCTTTCAACAATACAGTTTCCATCTGACCGCAAGTTTGAGATTCCTGCGTCATATCTTGCCTTAATGCAGTTTCCGACTCGCTTTTCTCTTGGCTCGTTAATTGTTCCGTCAACGCAAGTCTGCTCTGCTCTGCTCTGCTCTGCTCTAGTGATTGTATTTTGAAGTGTTCCGTTGTCAATTAGTTTCTGTATCAATTTCTGTGCTTTTTCGTTATTGATGTAATACTTCTCGTCAACTTCATCTTCCAGATAATCTTTCATCACTTTTTGCAGTTCAATAGGATTTGGAAATGTAAATTTATAATTTCCTAAAATGCTAACCATAAAGCAACGATTTCTGTTTTGAGCAACACCATAATTCTTTGCGTTTAAGTCCTGCCAATAATTTGAATAACCTTTGCTTTCAAGGAATGCTATCCATTTTTGGAAATCTTCCATGTTCTTCTTTCCGTGAACCTGTGGAACATTCTCCATAAGTAACACTTGTGGTAAATTGCCAACCTCATTCAGCAATCTTTCTACTTCCCACAATAGTCCGGACCTTGTGCCGCTACCTTTAACCATTCCCTTTTGCTTACCTGCAACCGATAAATCTTGGCAAGGAAAAGAGTAAGTAAGTAAGTAAGTAAATGTTTCAGTGTCAACTATTTCCAAATCAGAACCGCTTATTTGAGTTATGTCTGTAGGTTCAAAATCTGTTCCGTGAATTGCGTTGTAACTTTTGATTGCGTACTTATCAAATTCAACAACCTTGTAATGTTCAAAGTCCGCTCCTAATCTTTTAAGTGCCATAGCTTGCGAACCTACTCCGGCAAATAATTCAATTAAACGAATTTTGTTATTTATTCTAAAATCTCTTCTAAATACAGAAAAAATATTTAATTGTTCATTCATATCATTACTCCGTTTGTTCTAATTTTTTACTGCGACTTTGCACATCATTAAATATTGCAAAAATAATCTCATGCGATAATTTAGTTGCGTATTTTTCTCCGATTGCAATGCCAGTTTCCGTAAACTCTTTCCACCAAGAATCATCATCTTCCGGGTAGTAATATTTCTTACGCCAATTCCAAATATCAGTCCACATATGCTGTTCTTCTGGAATCTGCGATGCATTTACGCTTCCCATACAAACACCACCTAACTAAATATTGAATTATCGTAGTCCTCAACAAATCCACCGCTTTCGTTATCCCAACCAAGACAAATATTCAAATCATCGTGGTCGCCGTAGATTCGCTTGGACTTTTCGTCATAGTGTACTTTCCAACCTCTGTATGAAGTTCTTCCAAATACACGATTTTTAGTAACCGAAATTACTCTCGGATAATTTTCCATCGTATTCTCATCTTTATTTACGTTGTAGTGAATAATCACTCCTGCCGAATTGACAATATCGGAATCGCCACGAATCGAATCGTCCATATCTTCATCATCAATTCCGCTATCTTTTCTCTTGTGAGCCACTAAGATAATACAAACATTGTAAAATCTAGCCATATCCTCTAGTGCGTTTGAAACTTCGCTCTGTGCTTCCAACTTACTTCCCTTAACTCTCGTTTTGTTTATCATTGTCATTAAATTATCAATCACAATAACTCTTACATTTTGGCTTACTATCATACGTTCAATCGTATTTAGCAAGTCAGTATCTTCATCTTTAACCATAGTGCGGTCGTAAAGCATACACTTTCCACGATACCACTCTACAATCTTATCTTTCGCAGATTTGCGAACGTAACGCTTTACATAATCTCTCCTATCTTCTTCCACTACGTTTGCCGGTCCAGCAATCTGAAAATCAATCGCATTCTTAAAAAGATAATTTGGCATTTCTCCGGAATATACAAAAACATTGTCACCTTTGTTTAATGCTCTTGTTATAATCTGCCCTACAAAAGTTGATTTTCCTTTTCCTGATTTTCCAGTAACGATGGTAACAACACCGAATGGGATTCCTCCGCAAAGCAAGTTGTCTACATCCGCAATACCGGTCGGTATCTTTTCAATGCTGTATGGGTCAAGTTCTTTTACATCTGCCAAATCAATCACGTTGTCGATTGGCAACTTAACCGATTCTTCAACGCATTTTCTAACCTGCTCTGCTCCGTATTTGAGAAGTATCTCGTTTGCGTCCTTGCAGTCTTTGTAATTGTCCTCTCTGACGTGTTCTACACGGTCTTTTAGACGTTTTGCAAGTTCATCCAACAAAGATATTGAGCCTTTCTCAAAATCTCCAAAAACGATTATTTTCTTCCATTTGCAAAGCCAATCCCAACAATAGGGAATCCATGTAAAGCCTTTGGCACCGGTCGGAACTGATACTGCGTTTGGTACGCCTGCCGTAGAAACTGCTAATGAATCACAATTACCGCTTACACTTATCCTTCCGTTCTGTCTAACAAGTATCATTCCTGTGTCAACCGAAACACAGTAAACTCTTTGGTCTACTTTCTCAAACCTTTTATGAGTTTCAAAGCTCTGTGTACTCACATAACTTTTTCTCAAAAGAACCGATACTTTGTAGCAATAGCTTTTTATAAAATTACCGTTTCCGCCATTTTGCTTTGTCATTATCGTTGACATATATCCACAAGATGATGCTATAAGTTGCATTACGTCAGCATTGTGTTTTAATATGGTTGAATATTCGTATTGATTTCTTCCTTTTACCTTATTTCCATCCCACTTTACCATTTCCTCAATTATGAATTTCTTCTGTTTAATGCTTGTTCCAGTAGCAAATCCATATGGTAAGTATTTTGATGTAAGCCAATCCGGACAATGAAAACATATCGAATCATAGTTACGTGAATCCTTGTTGCACGAGTAGGTAATATTTAATCTCTCCAAGATTTCTTTCAATCTCTTTGATTTTCGCTCTAATGCTATTGAGATTCTTACATACCTATCTGTTTTTGCTTTTATCTTTCCAGTGTTTTTTCTGTAGTCGATTGTTCCATCGGCACTTATTGCTATATACAAGGCAAACATTTCGTCTGTCCAATCCTTGTATTCTTCTGAATCAATGCTCACAGTAGTTGGAATCTTATATCCTGCACTTATCTTTTCTCCTGCTTTTTTCTTTACTACTTTCCCTTTTTTGTTCAGAAGTACAAGGTTATGGTCGTCCGTAGTGTACGTTTCATAATTTCCACCAATTTCACACCTAACCATCTTTCCGATGTGTCTCTTGATTATTAGTCTTTTTGGTCTTATAAACGTACCATTCATTTTCTCATCTACTTGCAATACGTTTTGACCGGAATAATTTTCAAAAGAAACCCATCCATCCGGAGTTAATATTTCAGCTTTTCCATCAAAGCACTGCCCCTCTGTGACTACAAGCGTATCAAAACTATCATCACATTGTTTCATTCCAAATAATATTGGTTTTGTGCTTGCTTCGCACCACTCCTTGTTTGCGTCCTTTGCCTTGTCAAAATCCGTTTTTCTGTACTTGACAAATTGCAGTACACCTTTTTCGTCATAGAACGGAAATACAAGAATGTTTGGATGGCTAGTCTGTACGGTAATTTCGTACTTTTTGGCAACTTCTTCGGATATACCACGGCTTTCCAAATACTGAATCGCTTCCGGCTTTGGTTTAATTGCTTCTTTTGGTTGCTTCAACCGCTTGTATCTTTTCTTTGGACGGTAATACTCGTCAACCTCGTTGCCAAGAGAAAAATCAAAATCCTTTGAAAGCGTTACCATGTTGCCGGAGATTCCACAACTTGCTCTTAAACACTTAAACTGTCCAGTTTTAAGATTTATGGAAAAGGTGCGAACATTTCCTCTTGTAGCTCTTGGCTTGCAATAAGGGCAAGTCTTAAAAAACAGTTCGCCACCGTGTTCCTTAACCTCAATTCCAACATGACGAGCAAAGTTGTAAGCATCATCCGGATTAAACTCGTAAACTTTATATCGCATTACCAGTCCTCACCTACTTCCTCTTCCTCAACTTCCGGAACAACTTCTTCCGGCTCTGCTCTAGGTTTCAAAATCTTTGGAGCATTTTGAAGATAACTCTCAAACTTCGTTCCAAACAAAGTTTCTGGACGCAAATACTCTTTCATCTTCTCGTCTGATTTCCAATCGTTACATTTACTGTCTATTACACGCTTGAAATCTTCCAAAGTGAATTTTTCTTTAAGCCTTGCATTGATAAGGCTTTGCGTCTTTTTGGTATTGTATCTGTAACTTGCACCAGTTTTTTCATTCAAGTAATCAATAATTTCTTTCACCAAAGAAGTGTCCGTCGTGCTATGCTCGACAATATCACTTTTCTTTTCTTCTCTTACCTTATCTTCTCTACGCTCCACTTTGTTATAAGTTTGGTTACAATTCGTTTCCAAGTCGTTATCTGTACATTTTACTTCCGTATAATTTTTGTTGTCACTCTTACTACAATTCGGGTACATCTTGCCACATTTTAAGGTGACTCTCGACCTTTCATCTGTATACAGTGTTGGCGTGTACCGGTCCTTTGCAATCGAGTTGTGCAGAAACCAATGTTTGATAAGTACCACGTTAGAGTTTTCAAACGTGAGTATGTATCTCTTCCTTTCAAGGATTTCAAGATCTTTTGGAGTCGCCTGACATTCTCGTACAATTCGGTTTGGAGCATCTACGAATCCATCATCATCAGCTCTCATGCACAGATGAAAAAACAATCCTTGTGCAGTTAATGGCATGTCCAAAAACACATCCGAACTAATCAATTTTCTTGAAAACATCCGTTTGTCAGCCATTCGTTTCAACTCCTTTGCTTAATAATTCAACAACTTTTTCTCCTGCATTTCTTGGCGAACAAAAAACAAACTTAACGCCGTATTTCTTCTCCATAGTAATCATTGCCTTTGCCAACGTTGAACCGGCGGTAGGTCTTGATTTTGGCAATTTTGTTGTTTGCCATTTGCCAATCCGGTGCATATAAGCAATTTTGTTATATCGGTGAAGTCGTGGATTGTTCCACTTAAAAACATCTTCAATGGATTTGATTCCATCTTCGTTTTCTACCAATACATAAAGTTTGATTCCGTTGTTTTGAGCAAGAATACACTCATCACGAAATCTTCCATGCTGACGTCCGCAGATGTTTCCTACAATCTCCTGCATATCTTTCTTAGTATCTACAGATACATCATAAGTTCCAAGGAAATCCATCTTTTTAACTTTCATTCCTCTATCTTCCTTACGTGAAATAACATCAATAGATTTCTCGTTAGCAATTATGTAATCACCAACCGGAAGCGGCACTCTTTTAACCTCAATGTTGGAATCGCTCCAGTAATGATGTTTTTTCAAATGCTTTCCGCTCTGCTGCCCCTCATCTTCAAAAATAACCATCTAAATCACTTCCTTTCTGCTTATTATTTGGCGGTCACGCTTGGCAACCGCCATAGGCTCTAATTAAAAGGTAATCCATCCTCAATACCATCCGGAATGTTCATAAAATCATCATTTCCAGTGTTATCATCCTTTTTCTGATTCTGTTCTGCCGTTGACTTGCTTTCAGCAAATTCGCAATTATCAACAAGGCAATCGTTTGTATATACCTTATCTCCATCCTTATTGGTGTAATTTCCAGTCTGCCAACTGCCCTCAACCACCAACTTTGTTCCTTTTTTACAATATTTTTCAACAAATTCAGCCGTTTTTCTAAAACAAATACAACTTATAAAATCAGCCGTAGGTTGATTATCTCTTTTGAATCTGCGGTCTACTGCAAGGGTAAATCTAGCCACTGCCATTGAATTTTCTCCCTGCGTGTATCTGATTTCTGGGTCTCTTGTTAATCTTCCAATTAAAATTACTTTGTTAATAAGTCATTCCACCTTTCTAGAAAGGGCAAAGGTTAAAGTCAACCTCTAGACCTTTCTCTGCAACATAAACTTCTGTGTCGTATTTAAGCGTTTCTACCACCTTTTGTTTGAAAAGTGTTGGATTTCCGCTTTTATCTGATAAGTGTATTAGCACAACATTTCGCAATGCCGGATTATCGTTAGTAGATATGAATTTAAGCGCCGTATCAAGGCTCATATGCCCTCGTAGACGGTGTTCATAGTTCGGTTCGTTACGGTCAACAAATTCCATCGAGTAGTTACATTCACACATGACGTGTTCTACTTGCAATCCAGAGAAGTTATACTTGCAATATTCCAAGTCTGTTAAAAACAGTAACTTCCCCATTTCCTCATGCTTGATTAAATAGCCGTAACACTCGATTTCCGATTCATGCGGTACATTAAACGGTGTGACTGTAAAACTACCAATTTGGTACTCTCTAAGCGGTTGTAAGGCTACTGTACGGTCTCCAGTAGAATCTTCAATTGCCTTTTGAGTTTCAACTGCCGTATAAACCGGAATACCGGATTTCATGAAATCTTTTATGTATCGTGCATGGTCTCCTAACCATGCTCATGTGAGACGATACATCCAGCCACATCAGAAATACGCCAATCAATCATTTTCTTAAAGTCCATAAATTTCACACCTGCTTCAATGGCAAGAATCTCACCACTGCTGTTGATTAAAGCGTAACTGTTGCCTGCCGATGATGAACCGCAACATCGCATAAGCATTTAAACCACCTCACTTTCCTTTAGTTTCCAAATATACCCACCGGCTTGTTTTCTTATCTTCCCCGGCTTGTATTCTTCTCCGTTTGCCACCTGCAAGATATTTCTTTGACAAATTCCTGTAAGTTCGCTTGCAATTTGTCCATTTGCATATTCAGCGATAAAATGTCCATCTGAATCATACTGTAAAATATGTTTAGGTCTTTCAAACTTATTGTAATTCATCATTCCTGTACTGATTTGTGGATGTTGTCTATGCGTTTCTATTCGGTGTTTCTTTGGATGTATAATTTCAAGGTTGGTAACAACATTATTCTGCTTGTTGTCGTCAATGTGATGAACATGGTATCCTTTAGGAATTTCTCCAATAAAAGACTCTGCCACCAACACATGAATTCTAGTACAACGTCGCTTTTTCTGAATTGAATCATAAAGGACAACACTCAGGTATCCTCCCTTTTCGTTATTTTCAGAAAGAATATAACCGTCAGAATATTTTTTGAAACTCTTCAATCTTCCAAGGTTTGATACTTGATATACGCCCTCAAAACCCTTTACCCATTTCCATTCTTCAACCAATAGACCACCTCACTTTCCAAAAAATTCTTCTCTTACATCAACAATGTCTCGTGTCTGCCCTAACAACTTCCGGTTGTGCTTTGCCCTCTGCTCATTGTCACAGATGAACTGCCTGCAGATTTCCTGTCGCACCGGATAGATTCTGCATTTCTCACAACTCTTGTCTGTGTCAAGAAAAGGACAAGTCATATCATATGGACGATTTGCAATAGGAAGAAGATGTTTACATTCTTCAATGTGTTTCTTCTTTATATACCGATGAATTGCGTCTACTTCCTTTTTACTCATAGGCAATAAATTTGAACAGCAATTTCCACATTGACTACATTTGCCGTCCTTGCAAAAATTGAAGATATTATCGTCCATTTCCCTTTTAATAGATTCAATCAATGAAATAATTTCCATAGGCATCTACTCCAAATTTTCATCCAATGGAAATCGAAACATTTTAGGTTTAACAAACGGAGCATAAGAAAGACCTACACACGTTTCTTCATACTCCAAGTGTTTTTCCATAAGCCATCCAATGACTTTTTCTGCCTTGTCTTCACTCGAATAAGTAGCCATCATGACATTATCATCACTTCCAATAGCACGGCAGTAAATAACCTCTTCCTGTCTCCAAACACAACACATATCGTATGGCATATCAATTGTTCCGTTTTGGCTTATAATTCTCATTATTTTTTCTCCCCTTCATCTGAACTAGATTCGGAAAAAAGTGCCATTGTAAATAATTTTGCAAGTCTTTCTGTACCAAAACAACCTCGTAACACAAATACGATTGAAGCAAAATCCTCTGCTACTTCAACTTCATTTCCTTTGATTTTCACATTTTTATGGTTACTACTAATCATAATTATTCCTCGCTTTCTTTTAATTCAAAAAGTCAATTTCATTGCTATCATCTTTGGAATCTTCCTCATCAACTACTTCTTTATCCTGTTCTGTTGCGGCACAATCTTCAATGACTGTTGTTGCGTCAACATCGACAATAAATGGCTTTGAATTAGCATTTTCTGCAATTTCTTCCTGCGTTTGTACATAGGTTTCATCAAGCTGATTGAATGACTGCTTTGCCATGCTATTGAAGTCCTTGCGATATTTCTTGATTGCATTGTTACGCATTTTACGAACAATCATAGATTCCGGCGTATCAAGCCACGCCGCACTGATAAAAGGCCGTGCTAATTCACATTCCAGCATTTCGTCAACTGTTACACATTTTCTCAAAGCATCGAAAATCTCGTCTTTCCTTTTCTTGATTTTGCCTAACTGTTCAGCAGATGCCTTGTAACGATTCTGGCAGATACCGAAAGTCTCATTCATCAGATTATTGCGCACATGAGCAAACAGATTAACTTTTACGCTGTCTCTCTCTGCAATCAAATACTGAAATGTGCCGTCCTTCAATTTCAGAGGATAAACAACACGGACAACTTTCTGTGAGAGTCCTTTTTCTTCCCATTCCGGTGCTGTCATTTCGATTCCTTTATGCTTTGGATATGAAAACTCATCGCCATCTTTGACAAGCCAGCAAGGATATACGGTATCTACATTCTCTCCATAGTTACGAAGTAATGCATCGTTGCCGTCTCCCTCGATTCCCATTTCTACAACCTGCACATAGTTGTCTCCGACTTTCTTTGTTCTAATCTGGAAATAACACTCTCTCGGCACTGCATTAGCATTGAGTTTAAGGCTTGCACACTGACCGACAACTTCACGCAGATTAGATGTATCAAGTCTATTTAAGTCCTTGATTTTATCGCTATCCTTAACAAGCTGATAGATACTTGTCATAGCCGACATGGCACACTGTTTGGAATAATCATCATACGGTACACCGCATAATTCAAAATCCTTTGTAACAAGGTTTGTGATTGAATTAGTCCACTGGCTGACCGCAGTGTTGATTTTTTGTACCTCTAAACTGTTTTTCTCTGACATAATTTATTTTCCCTCGCTTTCTGCCGTTTCCGGCTCTTCATACTTCTTTACAACTGCTACTTTTTCAGCACCATAGGATTCAACCCACTTCATATCCACTATTTCATCAGTGACCGTCAGTTTTGCACCTCTGGCATTTACAACGGTATCTCCGGCTTTTACAGAATCCTCTGTGCGGTATGTATAACTTCTTGTGCTGTTTGGAAATTTTGCTTTGATATAATGCATCATTAACCCTCCTTTTTCACATATCCATTTGACAAATTTTCAAGAATACGCAAAAGTCTTTCGATGGTTTCTGTGGCTTTTCTAAGTTTTCCTTCAAGGTAATATTTATTACTACAAAGTTCATGTACCTTTGTTCGCAAATCCGAGTTTTCAGCCTTCAATTTTTCAATATCATCCATGTACACGACCTCTCTTTCCTTTATTTCTCGCATCTTTCTCGCAATATGGAAGAGAACAGTGTCCAGCTTCCGCAAAACCAAAGAATCCTCTCTTACTTGCACTCTTCCAACGCTTGCATGACATACACCGTGCATCCGGCTGTGTGATGTTGCTTCCAATTCCTATTCTTGACATTTACGCACACTCCACTTTCAACTGTTTGTCCTCGGAAACACTCAAAAGAATTAACTGTGTATCCATATCCGGCACATTGAACTCATTCAGCGATTCTGCGTTATCCACAAAAATCGGTACACTCACAGCGTATAACTCGCTAAGAGAACGGATAATATCAAGTCCTGCTACGATTCTGTGACCGCTATTCAAAGTTGAATACGGTACACCATTAACCGTACATTCACAACAATCTCTCATACCACCGTTTAACTGCATTTCAAAAAGTTTGAAATTTACAGTGTCAAAATGGCTATTGATGGATTCAGAAATCTTGTTAAGTTTGAACCGAACAAATTCTTCCAAAAGATAAATAATTTGCTCTTGGTTGGCAACTTTCTGTCCAATCTCTTTCTTCTCGTCCTGCAACTCTGCGATTCGCTCGTCAATACCCACATTCATAGATGCTTTAGCAAGGATTCCTTTTACAGAATCCAGTTCAAATTGCATCTCTTTCTTCTCGTCCTGCAACTCTGCGATTCGCTCGTCGTATTTGGAAGATTTTTCTTTTTCAATTTCAGCAAGAACCTTTTCCCTTTTTTCATGCAGTTTCATGTATTCCTCATTCTGCGTATAGTCCGCTTCCTTAGGGATTTCATCTAACTGTTTGGAAAAATCTTCGTTCTTTGCAAGTAATTCCTGCTCACGTTTTTTCAAGGATTCAATCTCTACATTTAATTCCTTGTTCTTTTCTGTTAAGCCGTCAATGGTATGCTTCTTGTCGAAACCAAACGCTTTAATGCGTTCCAAGTTATCTTTTTTCTCTGACATAAACGCTTCTTTGGCATCCGACAATCTCTTAGCAGCACTTTCTTTGGCGTTCACTTTTCTTGATTCAAAGTCAGCCTTTAACTGCTCAACCTTGTCCTCCGGCAATGGCTGTCCGCATAAAGAACATACGGTACTGCTTTCATCAAACACCCATTTCGATTCGTCAAACAAAAACGGTGTTTCATCAAATACCTTTGCTTTTTCAGCATTGTACTGTTCGCCTAATTTCTTTCGCTCGGCGTCAGCATCAGAAATGCTTCTGTCATTTAATTTAATTGCATTTTCCGCAATCTGAATCTTATTTCTTGTATTCTCCAGTTCACAAGTAACTTCCGAATTGGACAATTCGATTTTTCTTTTCTTTTCAGACAAGGAATCGTTCATGCTCTGCAAAATACCTGACATATCCATTTGCAATCTCATGTCCTCGTCTCGCAATTTCTTTAATACACTATTAGTATCTGAAATTTTTTCGTCAATTTCAGAAATGCGTCTTTCCAAGTCTGATTTTTTAAGTTCCTGCTCTGCGGCATCTACATCAACTTTGGATTTTTCAGCTTCGTCAATCCGGACCGGAATTTCAGCCTGCTTCTTCTTCCACTCCGAAAGCATCTTTTGGAATTTTGAGCGAATATCTTCAACTGACGGTGCTTTTTCCAACTCACTAATCAAAGGTAAAAACCTTTCATCTGTCTTTGCCAGTTCTACGTCCGAAAAATCATCAACAAGTTTCATTAAGATTTTTCTCTGGTCTTTCCATTTCATAGAGTTGAAATACTGCGGATTTGTAAGCATTTTAAACATATCCTCGCTCTTTGCAAGTCCGGCAACATATTCCTTGAAATCCGATTCACTCTTTGGGTAGCCGTCAATCTCAAATGAATTGACATTTCCCTGCAAAGAAACTGTATCTGTGCCTCTTTTCTTAACCCAGTTCTGCTTCTGAACCTTTGAAAGTTCAACTTCCTTGCCATCCACATCTAAGGTAGCAACAACCTTAATTTCCACATCATCAATGCGTTTTCCATCCTTATCTAATGGACGAACATTGAATTTCTCCTCTCCGGCACTGTTCTTGTTGAACAAAAGCCATGTAAAAGCGTCAAACACTGTTGTTTTACCACTTGCATTTTGACCTTTGATTTTTGTTTTCTTGGAAAAATTTACATCAAGGCTTTTAATCCCTTTGAAATTTTCCAAGTGCAATGATTTCAAAATCATTCTTCATTCTCCTTTCCGATTTCTTTGACTTTTGAAACTGATACTTCAAAAGCGGTTTTTACTGCTACTGTGCCATCGTCCATCTGCTTGTGATATTCACGGCTCTGTAATCTTCCGATAATTTCCAGATGAGTACCTACATCGCATTTTGATACGTATGTAGCATATCTCCCCCATGCTATACATGGAATATAGTCGGAGCCGTATTGGCGGTTGCTTGCGACAATGACATCACATACTCTTCTATTGGAAGCGGATGTGCGCCGTAAATTAGGTTGTATGCAAATATGCGCATCCATTTTTACTTCGTTTACGTCCGTCAATATACTTAACTCGTTACCGCACATGGCATCCTGCACAAATACATAAATGTGCTTATGATTTTTCCTATTGATAGTCCGAATTTCTCCTTGTACTTCAATCTTCTCGTTTTCTTTGATTGAACACTTTTCCAGAACGATTTCCGGAACCAAGCAGATTATCACATCTTCTTTCTTGCTTTTTCTTTCGCTTTTTAAGCGAAATTCATAAAAGTTCTCACTATGCGACGAATGAGAAAATTTAATCTTACTCGCCACGGTACCTCTCAATAAAATTTTATTCATCTTGACTTTTCACTCCTTATTTGATAAAATGAGCGCAAATAACACATAGTTATTTGCTACTGGAATAGCACCCTTGACCGCAAATCAAACTGCTATTCCTTTTCTTTTTTGTATGTTCCCGGTTCATTCGCATAAAACTCTCCGTCTTTCACATAAATTGCACCAAGTTCAATTAAATTTGCAATCAATTCTGGTGTTGCCGGTTTAGCATCTGTCTTAATCATTCAATCATCCTTTCCTAATATAAATACTGTTCTTCTTTGCACTCCGAATCTCTCTGTGTCTGCATGAGATTCAAAGTATATGTCAATTCGATTTCCCTTTATCGCACCGCCGCAGTCCTCGGCTATAAATGTTCCAAGGCCTTTTATTTCTACCTTTGTTCCATACGGTATGACTTTAGGGTCAACCGCTATTGTTCTTCCCTGCTTTGGTATCTTGCCAGTAGAAGTTATCTTTCCGTACCCCTCTGAACAATCGCAACAAGGACAATATGCAGTTATCAAGAATTGAACGCCTTTCCTTTTCTTGTGTTTCTTCTTTGACTTTTTCTTTTGCTTTATGTGTTTTGCGGATTCCAAAGAACTGTTCGTATTTGCATTTGGAATCACATTTACCTGCGGTTCTTCTGTTTTTATAAATAACGTATCTTCTTGTGCATATTCCGGCTCGTAAGCGTATACATACTTAAACACGCTTGTTGCCACCGTTATAATAAGAAGAAATGTCAGAACCGCCAATATCATCTTCTGAATAATAGGCTCACTCCCTTTCTCCCAAAAGCAGACGGAATGTTTCTTTTCCCTTTGGAGTGACATACATCTGCTGTCCTGTCCAACCGTTCTGCTCGTTGTGCTTGTCCTTTAAGACAAACAAGCCGTTTCCGCTCTCTGCGTATTTTGCATATGGACGCAAGTTTCTATGTTTGCCCTGTCGGAACACATATCCTTTTTCAATAAGGAAAGAAACAAATGCTTTTTCTCCGATACCCAGTTCCTTTGCGGTGTCACGGATGTTGGTATTTAATTTCTTATCTACCAAAGCGTCAAAGTAATTCGCCTTTGGTGTCATTTCCTCAATCTGCTTGTCCTTTTGAGTTATGATGTTCTGTGCCACAACTAATGCGTTGGCTACAATCTGTTCTGGAGTAAGATTCTCCTGATTGGCAATGTAACCGCCATTCTTGCGGATAGATGGAAGCACCTCGCCAGTTACCCATTTGCGAAACGCCCTCGCATTTGGCTTTCTGCTTTCCAAGATAACGTCATACAATCCATCTTCATTGACAAACAATGCATTTTGGATTCTTCCAACTGTATCTTCGATGGGGTGTTTTGAAACCACCTCATCCGATAATCTGCGCTTAACTTCTTTAGCCGTAAGTTCTAACGAAACACACAAATCTCTAAGGCAAAACCACGGTTCATTTTCTTCTGTCACCGTACGGATTTCTCCAAACTCTGAATTTTCAAAAATCTGTAAATCGTTCATGTCTACTCCTTTCTCTACTCAATAAAATAGGAAATTTCTACACCAAAGTAATTCGAAATCTTAATCAGTTTATCCGTCTTTGGCATTGATTTCCCAGATTTCCAATCCGAAAAAGTACTTCTTGCCAATCCGAGTTCATCAGCCAATTTATAAAAGGTAATGTTTCTCGAATTAACAAGCAATTCTAACTTTTTAAAACTTTTCTTTCTATTTGCTTTGTCCAAAATTTCATCTCCTTTCTTGACTTGCGTTAGGATTTTCGTTATAATAAATAAGCCATTTTAGGCAAATTCATCTTAGGAGGTGTATACCTTGAAAGCAATTTTGAATTTGCCTGTTCCGCATTTGCAAGGTCGCAATCGTGAAGCCACAGCACGTTAAAATGGAGTGAAATGTAACATCAAGTGTAGCGTAGCCGAACAGAGAAGTTCGTTAAAAACTCGAGGTTGACATTCCGATATTTGTCACACTACACCGCTTGTTCCTTGCAATCTGCCAACTAATGGCAATAAATTATATGCTGAACCCAAACTGCATAAGTGGCAGAGTGCTTTAAGAAGCATTGGTGTCGTACAATGCGTCGAAAGACTGCAAAGTGCATACGGTATAAAAATTGGGGTAAAGGACTGTTAGTGACGGCACACTAACAGTCTTTTTACCGAAAATCCTTTTTAGTTGTTCGATTTTCACAACTATGTCTTGATAAAAGTTAGAAAATCGTGTATACTATGAATTGTGCAAAAAACATAATATAAATTTCTCAATTTTGAATTGGTTGAGATTTCCTAACTTGTTTTTATAATACATTAGGAAGTCTTGTTTGTCAACCCTAAAAGTTGAGAAATTGCAACTTTTTTTGATAAGGAGATTTTCTATGTACGAAAGATACTGTAAATTAAGAGATTTAAAAGGTTTAAATGATGCAAAAGTAGCAAAATATTGTGATTTTCCCAAAAGTACATTTTCCGATTGGAAAAAGGGTAAAAGTGAGCCTAAAATTTCAAAAATTAGAAAAATTGCAGAATGCTTAAATTGCTCTATTGATTATTTGGTTAATGGAAAAAATAAAACATATTCAGAAGAAGATGCCCTTTTGGACGCTCATATTTCAGAAGATGTAGAACTAAAAGAAGCCATTAAGAAATATTATACCCTCGATGAGAAAGCAAGAAAATATATCTTAGAGGGAATTGACCTACTTTGGAGAGCAAACAAAACTGATACTAAATAATGATACCATTCATCATTGTATAAATAAAAAAACCGGAGTAGGGTTTTTATCCTACTCCATTTCATTATACCTTATAAGTATTGCCTTTCAATCTTTCTTTTTCTACAATGTACCCGTAGTAATATTTCAACGAATCTACGTTTTTCATCTTGGAAATAAGTTTCTTTAACTTTCTTCTATATTTCCTACTTTCGCCTATCATAAATTTCCTCCTAGCATATAATTGTAGGGAAAGGGGAATTTGCAACCCCTCTCCCAAACCGAAACTTGATTACATGGGATTGCCATGTAATATATTATATGTAGGGTTCAAAAATATTATTCATCCTTTTCGGATTTTTCCTCTTTTTCTGCCAACTGCGCTTTTAACCGCTCATTCTCTTCCTGCAAAGCAAAAGCCTTAAACTCCGTCTTTGCAAGCAAAACCTTAAGTTCTGCGATTTCAGCAGACAATTTCTTCTCCACGTAGTCAATGATTGTGATTTTGTTTTCATCCATTTCTTTTTACCTCCTAAATTTGAATTATTTATTGTAACACTGGGAATATCGCTATTCCGTTCAGGGTATCATTGGTTATGTCGTTATATTGTGCATTAACGTCTAGGTTTCCAGTATTAGCATTAAAAGCCACTCTAACACATTCACCTCTACCAGTTACCATGTTGTGATACTGGGTAACATCTGCTGCACCGGAATCACCCGACATTAACTTTGTTTGAACAATGCTTGCCCAAGGGGATGCTGAAGCGATTGGATAGTTGCGAAATACTACGGCTTTGAATAATCCACCATTCATTGTAATACCATATAAAATGGTTGAACTAGGTGTCGTTGTTGTAACGCTCGAACAATGCTTTCCAAAAGCAACATTAGCATTTAATGTAGTGGTTCCAGCCCCATTAACTCTACCAATTGAAACACTTCCTCCATAACTGTTCAAAAATAAAGTTGTCGCAGCATTGTTCTTATCGACTGCTTGAATTGTGCGTTGTCCAAGATTCATGTGATTTCCAGTATTAGACGAAATTTGTAAGCCGTAATCTGTCAGTGATGCATTATGATTGGAGTTTATTTTAAGGGGGGAATCGACCATAAATGGGAGTTCTTCCGAGAGTTCTCCATTTTCATATAAACTATTAGCTACATACCCTAGTCCATAACTAGTTTTTTGTCGCACTACTCCGTCTGATGTTAATTCGGATATGGTTATATTTCCGGCATATGAATCAGCAAACTTCGTTCTAAACCATGATTGTTTTGTATTTGAATTATTTAAAAACATATACTGGTCTATTGTTAATGTGTTATCAAAAATTGATTCATAAATAACTTTTGTACTGTTATCTTTCCATATTTGGCCAGTTCCTTTAAATGAAGGAATACCATTGCTTGATATGTCTAATTCATATGAATCTTGCTTTTCGGAAACTTCACTGCTACTTTTCGTGTATGCTTTTGATATTCCATCTTCCTTTATATTAAATCCACCAATCAAACCGTTATTTATCTCTGCGTTTGCACCTTTTAATGTTGCACCAGTGATTGTTCCTGTTGCCGTCACGTCTTGCGAAAATATTTTTTTAATAACAGCAGAATCCGCAAAAACCTTTTCAACATCAAGTTCCTTTGCTGTTATGCTTTTTGCTACGATTTTATCTGCATTTACGGTCCGGTCAGTAAGTATATATCCATCCAAAGTATCAACTGTTTTACTTTGAAGTTCTCCTAAATTATTCAGCGAATAAAGCAAACCATTTTCGCCTTTTAGCAATATTCTGTCTGCCACTAAAGTGCCGGCCGTAATGTTTGCGGCGTTGACTTCAACACTGTCTAAAAAACCAGTGATATGTCCTTCTACGATTGTTGCTCTATCAATAAGACCAACTTCTGCAAATAATGTAGCAATATCTGCAACTTCAATATTGGATAATTTGATGTTTGCATATTTTAAATCTGCACTATCTGCTGACAAATAGCCTAGGTCTGCTACCTTTGCACTAAGGTTTTCTGTAGTGATAGCCTTTGAGGATAATGTATCTATCTTTCCGTCTACTGCTTGCAGTGATGTAATAGTTGCGTATGTCAAATCAGCATTTTCGGCAGTAATATATCCAAACTCACCGATAGTTGCTTTCAGATGTTCAATATACGCATTATCTGCCGTCAAATCCGTAATAAAAGATTTCGACACCTTTTCCCATTCAATCGTAGCATCCGCAATCTTTGCGTTGGTGATTGTAGAATCCTTAATCTTACTATTCTCAATCGTGGAATCCGCAATTTTACTATTTGTAATAACTCCATCCTTGAAAATAGCACCAAAGATTGTACTAGTAACCGTTCCGCTTGCCTGCGCCATTGTTCCATTGTTGTAACTATTTGAACCACTGCTACCAACTGACGATGTGTTTGATTCCTGCACCTCACACGGTGATGTAATCTCCGCATAAAATCCACCATCGTAGTGCAACGTCATTTCTCCGACAAGCACATACTTCTTAACTCCGTCATAGTCCTCGAACGTAAGCATTTCACCAACCGACATAAGAGGATGCCAGTACATTGTTTCGATACTCGCTTTATGGTAAACAAACGCCTTGTTCAAAAAGGATAACCCTGTTTTCCACTGCATTGGCGTAACTTGTCCTAAATACGTATGAACCGTATTCCTGTCAAGCGTTTCGTATAATATCCAAGGTGTTTCAATCGTCACTGGATAATTCTCTACATTCGATACACTGCTTGCCTTGTCATTCAATACGACCGTGGATTCACCGTCATAATATCCAAATCCAACATAGTCACTGTTTGTCTCGTAAAAGTACCAATTATTAGCCTTTACAGATACGTTGTTTGGACACATAAGGTTGTTTCCGAAAATCGCATTAGAATCATAGGTATCTCCATTAAATATAGGTCTGTAATTGTTATCTGCTTGCAACTCTGGCAACTGCTTAATATAAAAGGCACCGTTCTTTTCAATCACATTTGCACGTAATAAAACTGCTATACCAGACAACAAATCTCTCCATGTGATTCTGCTTTCCCAATCCCAATCGTAACCATCCTCATCATTGTCCGCAAAATTTGATAACATAGGAATCATCAAATGATACAACTTATATTGTTTAATTGACGATAAAACATCTTTCCAATTATCAATGTATAGCGGACATCCTGTGACACGCAAAAAGTCTTGCGGCAAATACTCCCAATAATAAACGTCGTCACGTGTGTAGATAAACTGCAATTGGCTAGGTACGTATTTTTCTTCCAATTCCGTTTTGTGATATTCGTTTAGCGAACTAATGACGATTTCTGCCCTATCCATGTACTCGCTCATAAGTCCATTTCCAGTAAATGAAACAGTATCACCGTTGTATGTTGGATTTTCTTTTACAACAAATCTTCCGATAGGTACCGGATATGCAAATTCATTTCCTATAAGAATCCATGCATTTACAATAGTTCCTTTTAATGTATTATCGTAATATGTCTTTGCAATAAGGGCATCCGTAAAATCGTTATTTTCTGCATACATTTCACAACTCATAGTAGGACTATAAGTAGAGCCATAACTGGCAAATGAATCACTAACACAACCTTGCGATATACTTACAGATATTAGCGTTTCTTTTCCTCTTGTGCTTACACTATCCGAATTTCCTGTACTTATACTCAAATATAATTCTGTTGCTATGTCAGTATAGGAAACTGCACAGTCTCCAGTAATATCCGTTTCATCTTCTGTGCAGAACACGTACCAAGACATATACCTATAATCATCGGAAATCATCATGCTTTTACAATCAATCGTATTTACGCCACGTTTATACACACTTCCGTTATTGATAGCGTATTTTACATAGTAATGAGTTCCGTTATAGTCAAAATCCAAAAAAGACAAACTAAACGAATCTCCGATATTTACATCTTTTACATGTGAATCATATTTCAATGTATATGTAGGGTCGCTTTCCAAAACATAAAAAACTTTTGCTGTATAACTCATCGCTCCACCGCCTGTATCTGTATGCTAGACCAAATAAACTTTCCATTAAAGAAAGTCATTGCGTCAAAACTAGGGTTTCCAAAATAAAACTGCTTTGTTTCTTTTTCTCCTTTTTCATTGGTGAACTGTATGTAGCCGTACCGGTTTGATAAATCATCCGGGTCTGCGTACTTCATCAACTTCTTGATTTCGCTTGGTGTCAAATTTGCCGGAAATGCCATGTCAAGCGTTACTTTCTTTGCAACTATCTTTCCGTTGTAAAGTGCTTTTGAACTTCTCCCTGCTTTTGCGTTCCACACTTTTTCTCGTGAGATTTTCCATCCCTCATATTTTGGTGTTGGCATATCTTCTAAACTGTCCTTAGTCCAACCAAACTTCAACGTAAATGCCATATGACACCTCCTAACTTTTTCACATAAAAAAGAGACTCATTCGCATGAGCCTCTTTCTTTAAGCCATATTCCAAGAAATTCCTTTGTTCTTGGAGATTTTCTTTGCGTTGTTCATAATTGCCGTTGTTACTTTTGTTCCGTCAAGGTAAACATCACCGCCACCGACATTCGCATTCGATAATTCCTCTTTGATTGCCGCCTTTGTAGCCGCATAAACAGCCGGTGCAACCGCTTCGGAAATACCAGTCGTAATCTGTTTGTTATTTGCAACAACGGACTTACCATTGTCGAATTTACCCATCATTTCGCCGTGGCTTGCACGGAACCATCCATCTTCCGGAAATCCACCGTTAGCATAAGTCTCGTAATTCAATCCGTACTTTTTCAGCATTTTGATTAGTGATTTTTCTGCATGACTTACAAATATCTGTCCTTGCTGACCTATTGTCACTCTGTTTTTGGCATTATTTATAGCAGCAGTCAATTTTCCGTAATTTACTTTTCTTCCATCCATTGACTTGACAGATGATTTCAGCTTACCTTCCGTCACATTGTTAATCGAAGCATTGACATTTAATGAAAACTTTTTCTGTTGCAACTGTGTTTTAACTGCGTTATACCAACCTTTACGAAGTTTAGGGTCGATATTCACATTTATGTCACGGTTTTTCATGGTTTTCATCGCAACACTTAAATCTCCAAGATTCTTAATACCAAAGGTCTTTACGCCAGCAGTTATCGTTTTACCTTGCAATCCGTTTACTTTCCCCTGCAAACTATCAACATCATCACCACCAGAGGTTTCAGCCTTAACCTTTACTGATTTTGGTTTCAAGGAATCAATTTTCTTTTTCAATGCGTCTGTTGACTTGTAGTTCTTATCTGTTATCTTTTTGTAATATTCCCACGTAATTTCACCATCTTCGAGTGCTTTTTTCAGTTTGTCCTGTATGGATTTACTTTCGGAAGATGAAATTCCAAGTTTTTTCATTTTCTTATTAAGTGTATCTACAGCCTTTGAATATTTCGTCGTTTGTGTAATTATTGGTTTATAATCATTGAGTTCTTTTTTCCCTCTATCTATCTTGGTAGCAACATTACCTTTGCTTTCACCAAGCAAATCCAAAAAGTCTGCTGCCGACTGTACGGATTGTTTATTAGTCATTGTCTTATAATCTTTATCAAGTGCTTTTCTTATCGTTTTCTCCGATATTTCTCCACTTTCTAATTTTTTATTAAGACGGCCAACAAGTCTATCCACTGTATTGGTATTAGAACCATAACCGAATTTATCCATCATCTGAACAACTTCTTTAAGCAACATAGACTTATCATCGGTACCGCTCGCATACCGTTTCACATTGCCTTTTGCGTCTCCACCGGCAGTAATGCTGTTTTCCCACCATCCATAGGCGGCAACAAGAGCAACTCCCATTGCTCTTCCCATTTTACTACCTAAGCCACTAAACTTATCCGTCAAACCTTTTGAGTTTATTTTTGCCGAAATTAAAGAATTGCTTATTCCATCACTAAAGACTATTTTTAGTGATTTCCAAAGAGTTTTTAATTTTTTATAGGCAAACACTCCAATAAGAACCGTTGATAACTTAAATGCAATACCTAATGGGTCTCTAATAAATGCCGAAATAGCCACTTTCAAAGCATTGAATAATCCCTTGACTATTATTTTCCCTACTTTCAAAAGTGTTTTTCCCCATTCTATTTCAGAAAGAAAATCCCCAATTGCTTTTCCAACTTCCGACCAATTTACGGTAGAAAGTGCGGTGTCAATCGTATCAAGTATTCCAGTAATTCCATCACTGATTGTCTTTCCTAACTCCTGCCATCCAGTTAATCCAGTATTTTTGCGTACTTCTCCCATCTCTTCGAGAAATCCATTGATGTAATCTCCGATTTTCTTTCCAAGGTTTTTGTATGGAAAATCCACCATAACGCCAAACGCAAACTGAATCATACCACGCAACTTCGCTCCAAGTGATTTTCCTGCTAAATCACCGTCAAAATTATTTATGGCAGCCGTTATACCCTCTTTAATACTTTGACCGAATTTGAGCCAATCAAACGTCTTGAAAAAGGTGTATGATGTTTCAAACCATGTATTCAATCCCTCGGAGAAGTTTTCTCCAAGTTTTGTCCAATCAAGGTCTTTAACAAATCCATTCAAGAACGTAGCAAGAGATTTAGCAATCTTCTTCGTAGTCTTTTTAATCTTTGTCCATGGAATGTTTTTTATTCCCTTGTTAATCCAGTTAGCCAGTGCCGAACCAAGAGAAGTGAAATCTCCACCTTTCCATGCGTCAAGGATTGCTTTCTTCATCTTCTTATACAACTCAACTGCTTTGTTCTGGTTGCTCTTAAAAGCATTATCCCATATCTTTTCATAGTTCTTTAATGCGTCGCTAATATCCTTAGAAAGGTCAATATTAGCATTCTTATCGTCATCATCGTCATCGCTATCACTATCACTGTTGTCCTGCAATTTATTTACAATATCAAATCCCTGCAAATTGTCGGCGGCTTTTTTTGTCTTTTTAGCCGTCTTATCCATGTTCTTAGCAACTTTATCCGTATCGTCTGCCGCACCGGAGTAGTCCGGTACCTCTGGTGTTTTCCGTGAACCATCCGTATCACCAAGTTTGATTCCTGCCAGTTTTGCTACCCACTGTGCGAAATCCTGCAAAACCATAACCATAGCATTCATATATGGGTACAATTTCTGAACAATCGGCATAAACAAGGAGCCAATTGTCAAAGATAATTTCTTAAATCCAGCCTGCAACATCCTCAACTGGTTTGCAGGTTGGTTAATTGTCCGCGCCAAATCAGCATATGCAACCTTTGACTGTTCCAACATAGTCAAAACACGCAACTGCATTTTGGACTGTTGCGAAAGGTTCTTAATACTTTCTGTAATACCGTGATTCATAGCAGTTTGTGCTAAGCCTGCGGAGGTGATGTCGATTCCATACTTATATAACGCCCTAGACTGTCCTACCAAACCAGATTGAAAGTTTTGCATAACGTCAGCGGTGTCTAAGTTTGATAAAGACGCCCAGTCTGCTGATAACATAGTAAGTGCTTTTGAAGTGGCAATTGATGTTTCACCAAGCATACCGGCAGAGTTTGTAATCTGTGCAATAGCGGCGTTGTAATTCATAACCTCTGTTAAATCCAAACCAAGGTTGTGTGAAAAAGTATTTGTTGCATCTCCAGTTTTAGTATCAACATCATATCCAGTCAACTGCTTTTGAAGTTTTCCAAATCTTTTACGGAAACTTCCTGCGTATTCTTCCGCACTATTATAACCGGCTTTCTTAAACTGGTTAGCACTGTCTTTTCCAACCTTATCAAGCGCAACCGAAAAATAGTTAAATTCCTCAATGTAGTCCTGCGCCGAACCAATTGCTTGACCGAATTTCTTTACAGCACGAATTACCAAAAAGAACTTAGCATAAAACATACCGATGCTACTTACAAAACCTTTTGATGATTTATGTGCGCTTTTTAATTTGTCTTTCAATGAACTAAGTGCATTTCCAAGTTTTTTAGTGCTTGTTGATGCTCTATCAGAAACAGTGGAAATTCTACTACCGCTTGACGCAAGGTTTCCAAGACCTTGAATTGTGTTGGCTACGTTTGAGTTAATTTGAGGTGCATTTTGCAGTTTTTTCAACAAATTCATTACACCGTTACCAAGTTTATCAAGGTTCGCAACTGTTTCACCAACACGCTTTCCGGCATTTGCAAGTTTAGCAATACCCTCTACAACTTTTGTAATGCTAATATCAATTGCATTTGCAGAAGATAATTTGCCTACCAGTTTTACTACTTGTTCGCCTAAAATCGGAAATTCTGTTGTTACATTACCAATATACTGACCGCTATTAGAAAGCCTTGCTAACGAACCCACAACACGTGTCACAGTGCTTTCAATTGCAGATACACCGCTAAGTTTGGTTGCTAAATCTGAAACAAAATTTGCAATCTCTGTCATTTTAGATGTATCAAATCCAGCCATATTTACTTTTGAAAGGTTTTTTACTGCATTTACGGCAGATGTAATGCCACCAAGGTTCTGAATGTTTCCAAGATTGTTAAGACCATTTGCCAGTGTATTCAAACCACTGGCAGTATGAGATAATCCACCAACATCAATTTTTGCAAAACGCTCAAATCCTTTTGCAATTCTATTGTAGTCGGTTGCCTTTACTCCGCTTAATGTTTTGGTAGCATTTCCAAGTTTTGATACTCCATTTGCAAGTCCACTTAAATTGCTACCGTTAATCTTAGACAGTGAAGATGTTAATACATCAATTTTACCAACAAGATTTGTAATTTCATCTTTGGCACTTTTTGCCGTTGCATTTATTTTAATTTCCAACGATTCAACTGGTTCTGACATACTAACACCTCACTATCTATCATTTGCATTACGCAAGATTTTTCAATCTAATAAAACCGTACTTTCCTGCATACTCAATTTTGGCAACTCTGCTTACTTTTGATTTCCACAGAATCCGTACGGTTTCACCTTTTTGAATTGTCATAAGTTTTTTAGACGTAAACAAACGTCCTTTTCTCAAATATGTATTGCAACGTAATTTACCGGTCCATGTTTTCTTGAATTTATCAAAATAACCATACGTTTTCTTTAATTTTTTAGTTGTGCTTCCCCACTTTCCAAGGTAAAAATGTAGGTTGTCAACAATAGATTTCCAATTACCACCCCATTTCAAACCAACTTTCTTTGATTTTGCAATCTTAGCAACTTTTCTAATCAGTTTATCGTTATAAAGCAGTTTAGAATCATTGATTGCAATGTCAAAAGCAATACCCCACTGATGCTGTGAAGAATAAGAACTTCCCGGAGCATTTGTTACTATTACACCGGGTTTTGTTCTTCCTTGTGCATAAAGTGAATCCTGATATGCTTTTGTACGAAGTCCCTCTGTGATAATCAGATAGATTCCATTTTTTTCACACTCTTTAAGCAAAAGTCCAAGTTTGTAGTTTGTCCATGGATGTAACTTTTTTCTGTCAATTCTAATTGAATGTTCTCTTTTCATTTTTTAACACTCCTTATATGATTGTTTCTGGCAATCCTTTGTTCATAGACCTTGCCATCCACTGTTTTTCAATTTCAATTGCTTTCTTTATCTCTTGTTCTTCTGTTTCTTTTTCTGCTATATATTCTTCTTCAAACATTTTTGACATAATTGGACTTTTAATATATTCCGATTTTGCTGATTCACCATTCAAGCAACTGTCTATGGCTGCAATCAAAGCAGATATGCCATAATTGCCCCACCACCTATATTGCAATTCATCTTGTTCTTTTAACTGGAGTTCATGCGCTTTGTCATATGGATATAAGTCTTTTGGACAACTTTCCATAATCCTATCGTAAGAAACTCCATAGGAAAGATAATGAGGTATTGCATCTTCATATATAAAATCCGAGTATGACTTATTTATTTTTTCTGTGGCTTCTTGTGGTCTTGCGGAAGTTTCGTTACTTTCTCCGATGCTTCCTCTGTCTCCCCAATCTGGTTTAACAGGTCTCCCAAAAAACCCTTACTCATCAATTCCTCCGTCAACTGCGTAAACAAATCAAGGATTCCTTTATCTGGCGATTCATCGTGGTAATCGTCAAGAATATCTCCTACTTCCTGAACGCTTTCAACTGGATTTTCTTTCTGAAATCCAACGTAAAGCAAATCACGAACACAACAAAACAATTCTTTAACCTTGCCAATGCCGCCCACATCACTGTCATTTTCGACTTCTTCACTGTCAAAAATTCCAAGCAAATCCTTTGTTCTGTCCATCAAATCTGTGTCGCAGAAACTGTTATATCCAAATCTAACCTTGTATTCCTTACCTTTAACTTTTAATTCCATAATAATTTATCCTTTCCCCACTTTTAGTGGAAAGGAGCCACCCCGAAAGGTGGCTCTCTTTTTTACTGCATATATTATTCGAGTTCCGGTTCGGCTGTCTCTTCATCCTCGCTACTCAACACAGCCTTTTTAGTGTTTCTCGTTGAATAGCTTGTTACCCCACTTTTGTAACAGTGAAAGTACCATCCTTGTTATCAACGACTGTAAGTTGGTCAGTAACCCATTTAGGCACGGTATTCTGAACAACGGTAGCGGTCATTTCAAGGATTTCATCTACGCCGCCTACATCATTTACAGTAGGTGTAATCTGCCCTACATATGCTGCTTTGGCAACACCACCAACGCCATCCGTTCCATACAACTGAATAATGTCGCATTTTTTACCCTCAACATTCAAAAGAGCACTAAAATCATCTTTTTCAAGGTTTCCTACAAACTCTTTTGCGTCAGACTGTTTAATACCCATTTCAAAAGTCTGTGCATCATCCTCCATCGTGGTACTTTCTACAGTGTTCGGTGCAGATGTTGGCGATGGGATTGACTTTGCACGTAACATCAATTTGTATGTTCCTGCAAATCCATCTTCGCTGTGTTCTTTGTAGATAATTCTTGCCAAATAACTTGTTGAAGCCATCTTGTTACCTCCTTAAATTTGATAAAAAAATAAAGCCTTTCGGCTTGTATTTACGTCAATATATATCATTCTTTCCGATTGTTCTGCTAAATCTAGCAGTTTGCCGGTAAGTATCTTTTGTATCATCTTGCGTAGGCATTGAAGAACCACGAAAACGCATTGTTTTCATAATTCTCTTAACTTCTCGCATTACTTCTTTTGCTCTGTACTGTGATTGATTATCAGTTACATCAATTTGAAAAGAAAACTTTTCCGCATTGATTTTATCACCCTCTAAATCTTCTCCGATTTCTGAACCGGGTAACAATTGCAATTTTACAAAAGGAAAAACCGCTGGTGTATTACTACTGCCAACGGAAGAAAAGTTTTTGTCTGTCATTTTGTATTTTTTTTTCAAACTATCAGAAAATTTTGTTTTTATCCTTGTGAATACAGTAGATGGCACTAATTCATCCCATTCCACCGACATATGTACCACCTACTTTCAAAATATTTCTTTCGCCGTCTTTATAATTTTGCTTCTTATATCTTTTCCTGCTTTATACATAGGCATAGTGGCTTTTACACCATGCGTAGGCATCCATTTTTGTTCCTTTTCATTCCAATACCACCACATATCGTCATAAGCGTGTGTCTGCCCCGGAAATGTACCAACGCCATAAGGGAATTTACTTCCAACTAATGGATTTTTTGTTGGGTTAAAATGAACACCTGCACCAAACTCAATAGCAAGCAATATACTAAACGGTGCGTAACCATATTGTTCTTTTACTTGCCCTTTAGCAAGCAATATACCATTACACCCCATCTTGTCAGCAGATATGTTTGTCGAAACCGTAACATACTTGCCTAATGGACTCTCTGATATATTTGTTTCAGCAACCTCTACACCACTTTGTAATAGACTAGAAACAAGTTGCTTGCATTTTATAGGTAAATCATCCCTATACTGCAAAAGTTGCTTTTTAAGGGCGTTTAATCCACTTACAGACAAGTCCGCAGTAAATGTTTTTTTTCCCATACTATTTCACATTCCTTTTTAACAAGAACAAGTCCTCATTTAATCCTTCATCTGCAACACCTTTTACTGTGTAATCAGCACTGCTTTCATCTGGAATTGTGTTATCATCATCCTTGTATACGATTTCTGACTTCTTCCAAATCACGCTACCGGATTTCAAAGGCAAATAACCTTTACTAACAATGATTTGTGCATAGTTTGTACTATCATCAATACCATAGTCTTGCCATACAACTTCATTCAACTTATTTGTGATGTTTGCCTTAAACTCAACTGGTTTTGTATAACCAATTGTTGTTTCTCCGGTTTCAATCTTGTTTCCATCATCATCCGTAATGTAAATTACATTTCCTTCTTCGTCTGTATAACTTTCATAAATTGGTATTTGCCCGTCTTGCAACGAATAATACATTTTTTGTTTGTTAGATGCCAACGTCATCAAGGCAACCACCTACTCACTTGATTTAATCTGCTTGATAAGCTGATTTCCGTATACGCTCAATCCGGCAACAAGGACACCCTGAACAATTGATGTAAAAACTGCCATAAGCATTTCTGGTACTGTTCCAATAGATGTATTTGCCATTACCCAAATGGCACAAAGCAAAATACCAAGTACACCTAAAATACAAGGAATGTACTTATCTTTGATGACATCCATTTTTTTAATTCCGACACCGATAATATACAGAACAACTGCTACTACAATCAGTTCCGGTTTTACATAACTCATAATACTATCCATCTTTTCTTACTTCCTTTCCGTTGAGACGTTCTTCAAGTCCGTTAAGCCTGTGATGAGCCTGCTTGCAACTTTCTTCAACTTTAATAATTCTGTCATTGTGCATTTTAATATCTTCCCTCATGGATGATATTTCTGATTTAATCTCTTTAGTATCTTGACCTATATCATCAAGTTTTACATTGATTCTTGTGTTGTCTTTTACGCGTTCTTCTATATCTTTTGTGTCTGTCCGCTTATTATTCTTTAGTCCAAAGTAAACAGAAAAACAAACGGAAATAACGCTAATAAGTAAAGCAATCTCAATATTCATACCTTACCGCCTTTCCGCAAATTATAGTGTTTCGTTGCCCTCCACCGCTTACACGAAACGCCCTGCGAGAAATTTAGATACTCTAAACAACTCACGCACAATCTTCTATAAGACCTGCACAAATGGATAAACGCATTTCAAAATATCATCACGGCTAACCCAAGTCCTTGAAATTGAATTTTCGCTATGGCTACTTTCAAATGGTGCGCCCATCTGTGCAAAATCATATACTGCCAAATTCTTAATTACGGAATAGTAGTTATCGTAAAGGTCTTTCTCAACTTCCTCATCTGTATAAGATGTTGCCTGATAGTTTCTTCTGTTCTTAACTTCTCGTATAGCATCTTTGACCTTTACTGAAATTATGTCAGCATTAAACGTAGGCTCATTTCCATATTCAATTGTCAAATCTGCAATAATTTCTTCTTGCAGTCCTACTTCCATTGCTTCATCCATAATTCAAACTCCTATAATCCGAATTTTTCAATCAACATTTTCTTTAAATCTGCGCCGCTAATCTCTTCCGCTTTATCAAATCCCTGCTCGTTAGCAAGTTTTTGTAAATCAGCGGTAGACATACGATTGATTTCTGTTTTGGTATAAGACTTAGAAAAAGCAGAGGAAGTATTATTAACCTCTGCCGTTTCTTTAATCTCATCTCCTGCCTTATACCACACACCGTTATATTTTATGGAATGTGTAGCAATCATAGGCTTAGTCCTCCTTAACTTTCATTACAAGTACGCTGTCCATACCCTCAAACGTAGGCAATCCAATCATAGATACAACACAGTGTGTGTTGATTGGATGGTTTGTAGCGTATGTATATACGGAAATACCAGTTTCAACAATGGAAAGGTTTCCGTCTGTAAGACTTCCACTTCTTTCTTCTGGTGTTCTTCCAAATACATAGTCTCCAAGGAAAACACCGGCAGACTGTGCAGATACAATTCCGGTTGGAATAAAATACTGTGCATTTCCGGATTCATCCATATACAACTTATTGTAGATTTCGATTTCAATTCCATATCCACGAAGATATTCAGCAACCTGCGCCTGCTGCAATCTGATACCGCCAGTATAAGCAGTAATTCCAAGTACTTGCTTCTTTGTATCCTCTGCTTTAAGAAGCATTTCCCAAGTCTCTGTATTCATAGAAAATCTTGTAAGAGAATACCCGGTCTGTTTTGCAAACTCATTTTTTGCAGTAATCAAATCATCAAGTGGAGCTGCTGTATCTGATTTATCCCAAGCACTTGTTCCTGTAATTTCCTTAAAGTTTTTTTCTTTGTGTTCTGCACCGTCACCTTGCACATACTCAACATCATAAGGTTTTCCATCAATTGCAACTTTTACCTTAGGAATACCGTCAACCGGTGCGAGCAAACTCCAAATATGACGTTCCGGAACAACTCTTGCTCCTTCAATTAACATCATTGGCTTTTTGCTAATCTCACGCAAAACACCGTTTGCAAGATTTACATTTTCGGAACTTCTGTAGTCGTCATACTGCTGTTCCTCTTCCTCTGTTACCATGTAAGATTCACGATAAAACGGCATCTTATTCGTAATATCAGAGAATCCACCAACATCTCTTAATTCTGCCTGTGCGTCAAAATTAGATGCTTTCAAAGATACTGGCAATCCACTTTTCCCTTTGATAAATCTAAGGTCAAGAGAATCCTGTTTACGTGTTCCAAATTTCTGTCTGCCAAGATATGGTTCAGAACCTAATGTCTTCTGATAATTATTCCACATTACACCAAGGCTTCTTGCTGTAAATGCTTCTGATAATGGTAATGCTGGCATATTTTTCTACCTCCTATTTTCTTATCAATTGTTCTTAGTTGCTTCAATTTTTGGCGCACCATAAAAAGTAACTCTTGGTGTCGCCGTTCTAGCCGCATCAGCAATAGAAAGGCTTGTAACCTTTGTCCAATCAATTGTTCCCTGATAAACGTAAGTTCCTGGTGCATCGCCCTGTGTAACATCTACGTCATGCAAAAGATAACCTTTGCAATCTGCATCATTAGATGGAAAAGGTGTACCAGCCGGCACAATTTTATTTCCATTTTCATCTGCTGTAGATTTCATTGTCTGCGGTACTAAGCAAGCCGCTCCCTCATAAGGGAAGAATTTTAAGATGCCTTTTCCCTGCGTAAAATCTCTTACGATTGGTTTTCCCATAATTCTTTACCTCTACTTTCCTAAATTTTGTAATAGTCTTTAGTTGACTGTTCAGCCGATACATTTCCAAACGAAATACTTTCAGCATTTTTTACATCTTCCGGCTTATTATCGCCATTGTTTCCGCCTGTAGAACCACCCGGATTAGGTGTATCATCAAGTTTCTGTTTCTCATATTCAGCGATTGCCGTTTTTTTACTGTCGGCAAAAATCTGACCGAGAACCTCATAATCTGTAGCACCATCATCTGTAACAACTTTGCTTGCCTGCTCTGCTGTAATACCAAACTTTTCCATTGCATTTGCTCTCTGTGTGCGAACTGTGTCTTTCTTTTCAAGCTGCGCAATTTGTTTGTTTGCCGCTTCAAGTGCCGTTGTTGCTTTTTCAAGCTCTGTCATGTTCTGGCTGTTAAGCTCGTCAAGCTGTGTCTGCAATTCATCAGCCTTATTAGCTTTTTCCTTGTATCCATCTGCCCTGTCTTTTTCTTTCTTTGTTTCAGCGTTAATTGAATTAAGCAAATCTGAAATCTGCTCATCCGTTGGCTCTGCCACTCCAAAAGAAATAAGTTTCTGTTTTGCCTGTTCTCTAGTCATAATTACCTCCGTCAATTCACGTTTTTTAACACGGTTTGCTCCGCTTGAATTGTTCTGTTGTTTTACGCACAACTGCAAATTTTTATAAAATAAAAGAGATAGTCTATTCGACTACCTCTTTATTTACTGGATTGTTATTTGGTTCTGTTACAACATCCTTACTTGTCGGGTACAGATATTCCATTCTGTCTTTTGATTCAAGTGCAACCGCTTCACTGTCACTAAACAAATCAACAGTTTTAATTGCCCTTTTGTAATTAACCCCTGCTTCAAGTAGCATTTTAAGTGCTTCTGATTTTGTAAGCAGATTATCTATTTTGTTATGGTTGATATGTATTTCAATGTCGCTTGGCATAAGCGTAAAGTTTCGCTTTATACGCAAACGATTTAGTATAATTCTAAGAGACATTCTTTCCGATTTTTTTAGTATCGGTTCGTTGATTGCCGTTCTTAGTCCTGCATCATAATGTCCGTTTCGTAGGTTTACCGCATTTCCAGTATCACCTCCGGCATTGTTATTGGAACGATTAGCCAATCCTTGAATGCTCAAAAACCTTTCAAACAAATCATCAAAAACAACTTGACTTTCTGTTTGATTCAGTTCATTTGTCATAACATCAACGTCAGCTTTATTTTCGCCATTGTTTGATTTAACAACTAAAGCACCCTCTAATCTCATCTGTGAAAATGTTTCTTCGTCAATCTCACAATTCACAAATTTAATCCATGCGGAAACAAACTGCTCAATTCCGTTTACCCGGTCAGAAGATAATGTATTGATTGAATCCGTAATAGAAATTGTAATCTCAATATCCGATAACCTTCTTGCATTATTTGGATATTCCACAACCGGAATAGCGTTATTTCCGTTCAACCCACTACTTTTAATTTTTCCGTCAACAATTTCAAAATACTCTCTTTCCGTATAGCAAAAGTATATTGAATTATCGTTTTCATCTTCTCTAATTTGACAAGAAAATGCGGGTTTTCTATTTGAGTAATAAACAACAAACGTATAGCGTGGGTCTTCCGAAAACAAAGCAAAGTCGCTTTCGTCAAGCAAATCTCCGTTTCCGTTGTCATTTCCAACAAATCTATAAGCCGTACCGCAAATACTTCGCCAACGGCAAATATCAATATCTACTTCTTGCTTGCTTTCAGAATCCATCGTGACATTCAGTTCCGTAATCTCTTCTGATTTCTTATCGTCTGTTCCACGTAACACATACTGAATAGGCTCTGCACATATTTCAGCAGTCTTACGTTCAACAAGTTCATAAGCAAGATTTAAAACAAGTTTGTTGTTTACCTCCGGTCTATTTACCTTTTTACGGTATAAAATAGGCTGGTCTCCTCTGTAATATCTATCAAGGTAATTGATTTCTTTTGCATTCTGCTTGTGAATCGAAAGTGCCTTGTTTAATTCTTCGACAATATTTAATTTTGTAATTTTGGATTTATTTGTAGAAATTACTTTTCTTCCAAAATTGCATTGATTTACTGCCGTAAACGGTCTTATGTTTTTTCCATAATACTTAAACATTAAAGCACCTCACTAACAAAACATCATTCCACTTGATGTTGTCCTTTGTACTATTTTTTTTAACTCTGTAGTTCCAGTATCTACATGGTAAACAACTCTTTTTCTGCATTTTTTGCAATTCACAGAAATATTCATACTGGAACGTCCATCCCATACGGCTACTTTTCTTCCGCACCTTGGACAATATATCGTTTTTGGTTCCGTCATAAAAACCTCGTTTCTTGCAATAAAAAAACACCGCCTTTTTTGGCAGTGTTTTATTTTGATTTCTTCATTTTATATTATATAATAATTGCAATATGACATACTATGACATATTATCAATCTTTGTATGTTTTTCCATATAACTTTTCAAATTCCTGCAATGCTCTTCCGTGTATTCTAATTGTTTGTCTCCATGAATATGTCATTTCATCTGCTATTTTTTCAAATGTCTTTTTCTCAACATACCGAGCAAACAAAATATGATAATAAATTTCGTTGTCAATTCCATCAATTTGCGAAACAATAAAATTCTTTTTATCTACATAGGTGTCGATTAAATCATCTAATTCCTCTTCCATCTTTTCAATTTTGCAATAGGTCGAACCCATTTTGTCAAAGTTAGGACTTGTTTTTACTCTTTCTTCATTTTTTACAGCAGAAACACTTCTTGCCAGTTCTCTAAATTGCTGTATTTCAGATAACTTATTGTTTATCATTCGGTCAAGTCTACTAATTTGCTGTAAATATGTTTTAGTATCCATAATTTCTATAACCTCCTCTAAATGGGTTTTTTGGCACTTCTATTTTTGCCATACTCCAATTTCCCTCAATAAAGTATGCTAAAGACGCAAGGCAATCCGCCGCATCCTCATGTTTGTTTTTTCCAGTAACCGTAAAACTATATAAATTTGTCATAAATTTTCTGTATTCCTGACTTCGACATCCAACATCACGGAAATAAAACTCTCTAATACTTCCAGCCTTATCCCATATCCTTTGTGCTTTTCTCATATTTGTAGGTGCATATTCAGAACGTAGATTTATTTTCCGTCCTTTTTTCTTTAGTAATTCTTCGATTTCATCCTTATATCCTTCTCCACCTTGGTTTGCTTCAAAAAACGCACTTCCAACGTCATTATCAATAATCATGTTTGCTACTTTAGGTTTTGTTATTTTCTTTTCACTGTTGTCGAAAACAACATCGTCAATGTAAATTGAACCATCCTCGTACATATAAGCAACCGCAAATGCAAGAAAATCTTCACCGCCTAAAGCAACGTCACAAGCAGCACATATTCTGTAAGGTTCTTCTTCCGGCAATACACCATTGTAAAATCTCATGTGTTCCGGATTAAAAACTGCACCGTCTCTTTCAATTGGTTCCTGCTGATACTGTGCGTACCAAGATGCCATATCGTCGTTTTCTTCAAACTTTGCTCTTAACGTCCGGTAGTATTGTGTAGTATATCCAACACCGTAATCATAATCAAAGTTACTTTCATCGTTTTCGTTCAAAGCCGGTATCTTCAAAATGTCATATCTGATATTTTTGGCTTCTGGGTTATTCTGTAAGAAATCCAATCTATCACTATAAAGGTCGTGCAAACTCCAAATTGTACCATTATGGATTAGTTTGCACTGTTCCTTTTTACGTGACATTACATTATTGTCAAAGATAATCTGCTTTCGTTTGAGTGTGTCCGGGTTAAGCACATCTTGAATGCCTTCAAGAATATCATCCAATACCATCCATCCGTAAGCGTCATATTCTCCATTAAGTCCACTTTCCAATCCTTTTCCCGAAAGTGTTTTGTACTTCTTTTTTCTCACAAGGTCTACTTTATGATTTTTTGAATCCGTATCAGCAACTTTTACTTTTGGAAATACATCGGAAAAACAATATGTTGGGTCTGTCCAGATTTCCATGACACCAGTTAAAAACGCTCCGCCTAATCCCTCTTTGTATGTCACATACAAATTGCTTTTTTCTGTGTCTTTTGCACAATGCCATGACACAGCAAGCGTTATTATCTGACTCTTACCAGTCCTTGGCGGCATGTGAATAAACAATTCGTCAAGTTTTCCATCTTCAAGTTCCTGCAACTTATCGGCAACTTGTTTAAGGGTTTTTCTTCTAGGCTCGTAAAATCTTTCTTTCTTAGGTCTGTTTTTTTCTATGTAAAGAATGTAACTATCAAGAATGTAAGGTGCTTCATAAAGCAGTAAATCGTAATATTTATCTAAAATATCATACGACTGCTTGTTTTTTTGAGATTGTGTTTCAAGCCAATTAAAGTCAGCACCATTTGTAATTGATTTTATATACCCAAAAATCAGTTCTTTTGCTCTTGTAGAAACTTTCAATCCATATTCACGGTCTTTTCTTCCGCAAAGTATAATTTTACTTGCTTCGCAATATGCATCTATTACACTACGGTCTATTCCATTCCGTAATATGTATTTTTCGTATTCTTTTATATTTTTCTCATCTTCAATTGTATGCATTAAAAAAGCACCTCCACACAAGCAGAGATGCTATAATAGGCATCCTGCCTATAATTTTTCTAGGTTAGCGACTAACTCCGTTTGTTAGCCGGAAATTGTTTATTTTACTCTTTTAAACTCCAAACAAGTGAGTTTTCCATCTTTGCTACGTCTCCACAAAGAAGTCCACTGTTTGACTGTTCCTTTATTCTGTTTTGGAATCTTACTTAATGCATTTTTGCTAATCACATCATTTAATGGTTCTAACAAATCATCTATCATTATTCCATTCATAGCATTTCCTTTCAGCCGATAATCGGCAATTACTTTTCAACTAATTCTTCCGCATATCTTGTCAGTTCAATTTTTGTTCCATTTTCATCTTTTGTACAAACAGAAATATATCTATTACATGAACTACGCACATCTTCTCCAAGCCATACTTCCGTTTTGTCATCATCAAAACTGTAACACTCTCTCATTTTCTCAATGCAATTATTCATTTCTGTTATTTTCATAATGACACACCCTTTCTGGAAATCCACAAGTTTCAACTTTATCTGTCTTTTCCCCACGTTCTTTTATGTTTTCAATTGGCTCGCATCCATATACGGACTTCCAAGATTCGTTATACCATTCATCTATTTCCGCTATTACAGCCGATGCATAATATGTAGGCTTACTCATTGTCTTTGTTCTGCTACACAAAACCTCTTGATAATTCTCAATTATAAATTGGCAATCTTTTCCGTTGTACTCATAATCCTTGTAGAATTTCCAAAAAGACTTTATGTTTTTTATAAATCTAAATAGCATTTTCATTTTCACTATCCTTTCCAATAAAGCAAATCAACAACGTATAAAGGATAATCATATTCGTAACTTCTTTCTACCGCTTCCATTGCGTCTTTGTATGTTTTTGCAATTGAATATGGCTTTTTTGTTTCAATCGTAACAAGAACATATCTGTATTCTCCGTTTTTATCAAAATCTTTTTTTAAGTCTTTTAATGTTACTTGTTTTGATTTTCGTTTTTTTCTTTGCCTAAACATAAAACGCATAATTATCCATCACCTCTTCAATACCCTTTTTGTGATTTCTTCACTAGGCAAAACAAAATGTTCTATATCACAATCATGCAATTTTCTTAATGCTTTTACACCCAAACTCAAAATCGCATTACTTTCCGAAATCATATTTGCAGGTATTCTATTATTTTCGTTGAAACAAGGAACCAATTTCCGTGAATCAATCTTACCAACCAATCTTACATCACTCATTTTCCATAAACCTCTCAAAATCTTCCATACACTTATTACATAAATCGTAGGTAATATTTAATATGTCATTTTGTGTGATTGATTTCATACACAACAGACCTACTTTTATCTCTTTCCCACACCTGTCGCAAGTGTACCATTCTTTTTGATGTTTCATTCTTCCACCGCCTTTTAAACTAACCCTAGCATATGCAAAATTTCAAGTTCACATATTTCCCTCGAATCTTCTCTTGTGTGAATAAGGATTTCGTGCAGTTTCTCATATTCCGATTGACTACACTTATATTTATTAAAATTACTTGAAAAGCAATAATATAAACAATATCCATATCCTTTTCCAGCAATATTTTCATAAACATTCTTGCCGATAATATTATATTTTGACGTTTTCAAAACTTTGTTTTTTTTGTCTATGAAATACTCCTTTTCTTCTGATTCTAATTTCTCTTGAAGATATTTCAAAAAAAATTGTATATCTTTTTCAGACTTAGAAACATACAAAATAGTTTTTTCCATCAATCCACCAACTTCCTACCACACTTAGGGCAATTATTGATTTCATAATCAAAATCCATAAAACTATCTCCCGTTGCGAAATGTATATAAACACCGTGTTCATCTTTGTATATGTAATCTTTGTATTTTGTGCTTGTGTAATCTTTGGTATAAATGTTTTTGCAAAATTCACACATTTCCATATCCCCTTTATCAATCAACCAATCATTTCTTTCTCCCAACGTGAAATATCCAAAACACAACCATTCCTATGCTTCGTGGTATGAATAAAATTGGGAAAAAAACATAACATAATAGTGCAATCATTACACATCCGAACATATTCATTTCTGTTTCTTCGTACAGATACTTTGATACAAAACCGTAATAGCATAATGCACATATATCTTTGGTTTCTACCAAGTTAAAATATATGAAATTACCTAAAAACAACCATAAAGCATAAACAGCAAGTAAATTTTCCATTCTATCACTCTCCATATTTTAACCCATAGGGTGCGTTGGTAAAACGTATTTCCACACCTCTGGCATATTATTTATTCATCTTCTTTGTTATGCTTGCAGTAGACAAGCAAATACTCTGCAATCTGTTTTAACTCATCAATGGTATATTTTTTTATTTCTTGTGGTTCTCCAATAAATGGATTTTTCACTTCGCACGTTGCGCTAGTAAGCATTTTAACAACATCCAAAGGGTTTGAGAAACAATCCATGGTATGTATCTCATTTTCTAATTCTTCTATTCTGTCTTTATAACCGGATAATTCACTTATTGTTAAAACACACAACGACGCATAATCTCCGCTATCGAAATCTCTTAGTGCAGAATCAGTAAATCTTGAATGCAATCTAACGTATTTATCTAATTTACTTTCAAGATAAAATTTTTTTTCTCTTTCAATTTTGTAATCTTCAAGAGAAACAAATTCTCCGTTTGCGTAATGAATTTCATCTGTATCAATCGTTCTTCCGTTTTTGAATTTGTAAGTTTTAATAATACTTGCCATTTTACACCTCCAGTTATATTCGGTTTCTTGTGTTGGAAAGTATTATCCGGTCACTTATTACTATTCTGTCCATACTCTACTGTCAGACAACCAACACAAGCATTTTAATTATTTCAGCAAGGAATACCGAAACGCTTGCTTATCCGGTAGCGAACCGGAACATTGATGTGGTGAGGAATCGAACCTCACATGATGCCTTTGTCCATATCCTTTCGGCTCACTTTGGCATCGTACTTGTGGTTTCCTGCGTCTACCCTTTCCGCCACACATCAGCAAAGACACCCATTCAAATGACTAATGATTATATCGAAAAACAGAAAAATTCTAGGTGTCTTTGCATTGTATCATCCCCTCTATCGGGGAAATCGGCAATCGGGGATTTGAACCACGATTCTTTGTGTATAGTGGGATTCTACACAACGCATTATCCATTATGCTATCGCCGTAAGTACGGATTGGCATACATGCATCTGTGTTTTAATCCGCACTGTTGCGATTCTTTTGCGTCCGGCTACTTTGGACACTGGGAACTATCGCAACGAAACCATAAACCCCACCGGACCTTGTGACGGTCCTTTAATCAGCTTTCCGCTAGTGGGTCAAGAAAGGTTCATGCAAAAGCAAAAAACATGAACAAACCATATACACCGAATTGCCGGTGTTGTATTCCGATTCGCTCTCGGCTAGAACGGATATACATTGCCCCTCTTTGTGATTCACACTCCTTATCACGTTTAAGAGTTCAAGGGATATGGTAAAACTCTTAATGAGTTATAAAATATATCGCCACAATGGACGCACAAAAATTGATTATTGACATTATTCTATCACGAGGTCTTTCGCCTAACACTATGTTCAAAAACGAAAATACCACTATGAATCCAAAATAAACCACAGCAATGTATCGAATCAAAAAACTAATCATCACGGTTCCTCCACTCTTCGCATCCGTGGTCGTGTTCGACATAATCAGATGCATAGTCACTGTTCATATTCTCGCACACATAACCATTCTCACGGCTATATGAAGCATATTTACAATTTCCACAACACAGTTTTTCGTTATCTTCCATCCTTGAAGTCCTCCATTTCTTTTACACTCATTCCAACAATTCCTGCCGAACCATCTGAATCCGTATTCTTGAAATACTCTAAGTTCTGTGGAAACATAAAACGGAACATTGCGTAATTTGCTACGTCGCAAAGATATTCTGTGTTTCCAGTTTCTTCAAACTTCGCAAGACACTTTTTAAGACTTCCAATCGCATCCACATTTCCGGTTGCGAAATTTCTGCTTGCCTTGCCGTACTTGTAATAGCTTTGACATATCAACGCTTTTCGCTTATCGTCAAACGTCTTTGAGTATTCCGTTTTCAGCAATTCATTTTCCATTCTCAAAAACCCCTTTTTTATTTTTTCGGGAGTATGGGGGACTTAGTAGGCGGTTTTTTAATCCCCCAATAGAGGGGTAGGGGGTAGGCTGCTAGTCCTCTGTTTTACTAAGTTCGTAAAACTACAATTTTACGAACTTTAACGCTTTTCCGTTGTTTATCCGTCTTTTTGCTCGATTTCAATGACTTCTTGTGCCGGATTTGTCAATTTTGGAAGCTCGCTATCGGCTAATGATTGGTTGTTTTGGTTGCCGACCTGCACCGGAGCAGTCTCAGCCATACCGTAAGCCGCCTTTGCAATAAATATCAGATTGGCATTTGTTCCGGTCTGGTTATGCAAGCGGTTAAGCGTGAAAGATTTGCAAATATTAAACCATTTTTTGACTGTGCTACCATGTGCAGTGCTAACCCTATACCTACCCATAGACCAATCAGTAAATGTATTTCTATCAATACCAACCAAAAAACTAAATACTTCCAAGGTTGGTAGTACTTTATACTTAGCACATATACGAACATAAATACTAAATAAATTATCCAGTAAGTCTATATCATCATTACTAGGTTTTTGAATATTATCAGCAATGTAAAAAATCATAGATACAAAGTTATCTCCAACACTTTCAGAATCTCCATCTAGTTCCGTGTCTATGTACTCATCAACTAGCCTAAATATATCGTTTTTGTATACCTCAATACCTATCTCGCTTTTAACAACATTATCTTTCACAACATCACCTCCAAACATTCAAAAATAAAAAACGCCAACACAAGAAAAATAAAAAGTTATCCTCTTGCGTCAGCGTTTATATATGCTGCCGTCTGTGTGCTACTGTTTCCAGAGCAGTATTTTAATATCTGCCCTTACTATACACGATACACAAATTATTGTCAATAATAAATTTATAATATTTATTTGTCGAGTTTGAGCCGTTTTTTATGAATCCGGGTACGGCGTCGGGGAATCTGCCCGACTATATATATACTTATCTTCTCTAACCTTATCTAACCTTATCTTATCTGGTCTACACTTTGGAAACAGATTGTATACAGACTGATAACAGAACTGTATACAACATGTTTACAAGTCGATAACAAACTGATAACAAAACGCACAAAAAAAGACGGCTAAAAAGCCGCCCTTTTCTTCTGGAATCTGTTTATAAATCCACCCATTGACCGTAAAAGCCGCCGCCAATCTCTTCAAGCGGCTCGTCGTCATCCCCTGGCTGAACTCCGTACCATGGGAGCGTTGAAACGACTTCTTCTTTCTCCCTGTCAAATATGTCAATTGGTTCTTGCGTATAGCAAATACCCAATTCGGCTTTCTTTTTAGCTTCCTCAATTGAATAGGCATCTTCATCACCTGCGCCAGTATTATAATTAACTTTATATCGCATTGGTGCAGGTTCGTAGTCAGAGCCTTCAATAAATTCACCATTTTCATCTGCTGTATAAAATTCCAAACTCCATTCATCAACTTCAATCAATTTTTCAAAATAAGTTGCTGAACAGAATTTTTCTTCTAATTCTTCTATTGCAGTTTCTTTCATTGCATCAAAATCATAATCAAAGTCTTTTTCTGACCAAATTTTAATCTCATCAGGTGCAGAAGCATCACCACATATAGTATCAAGTGGCTTAAATTTTTCAAACTCTTTATAACTATATTTATTACTTCCATGTAGCAATCTAATCATATCCAACATATTCTTCACCTTTCCACGGTCTCCCGTGTCCTTTCTTTATTTGATAAATCAATTATAACCTATTTTTAGAATATTGTCAACTACTTTTTCAAAAGAATTTGATTTTTTCTTCATCCGTTGGAATCACTTCCAATATATCCCCTGGTTGGCAGCGACACATAACACAGATTTTATTTATGGTATCTAAATTTACCATCTTACCAGTTCGCAAGTTTGCGTTTGTTTGTCCTGAAAGCAGTTTTTCCTTTTGTATGCGTGTTTGATTGTATCCGTGTTTTTTTAGCAACTCCAGAACATCGGTTTTATATCTTATCAAAGTTCATCACCTCCTAGCGTTTTAATTGTATCATATATATAGGAAGAAAGCAAGAAAAAATATTCACAAAAAAGATTACAAAAATACTTGACATTATTCTAAAAGTAGGTTATATTATATACAGAAACAAAAAAGGCGGCAAGCCTACCAAGCACACGCCGCCACCAATCAAAAAAAGAAAGGTAAGGGAATTATATCATAGATTCCCGAAAAGGTAAAGAATTATGAAAACAGTTTACAGAATCAAGATTACAGGAAAGAAATACAACGAAAATTACACTTTCACAGAGCCAACAGAAGGAAGCATAAAAGAAGAAGTTGCGGAAATTCTGGAGGAAATGAAAAAAGGAAATATTGACAAGTTTGAAATCGTAAAGGAGGCGTAAAAAATGAAAATTAATAAATTATCATGGGCGGTTGCCTACAAGATGGACAAAAGAACACAGGACGACGGAATAACGAAAGTTGTTACCGTCGCAAAGTTCAACACGGCGGAAGCCGGAGCAAACTTTATAAAAAAATGTTTACCAAAAGAGACAAAAGAACGTTTTTTCGTGGTAGACGCTGACGCCTTGGAATCGTGCGAGGATGCGGACAAAATAAAGCGCCTTGACCATTCCAAAGAAGCGAGGTTTTACGCTTATATTGAGGAATAAGCCGAAACGCTCCCAAATGTGGAGCGTCCACCGCGGGACGGTCTCCCGGTGCTGATGATGGCAGACCAGAAAACGAAAGCGAGGTTTTGAACATGGAAAAATATATCATGGTTGCAACAAATGAACAGATAGAAAGAAGCAAGGCGCGCAAAAAAGCCATTGAATCATTGGAGTATAACCCAATGTGCTACAACTGTAAGAGTTTTTGCAAGTCCTGCAAAGGCTCGATGAATAAAATATATAGCGGATGTGTATATAGAGAGGTTGACGAATCGAAACCGTCTATATATGCACAGATTGCGGAACAAGTAAAATAGTCGAAACCGCCTTCCGGCGGTCTGCAGGAACTGCCCCACCTGCACCGATGAGACAGGGCACACAATGAAAGGACGGTTGATATTATGGAATTTATGGAAAAATTACAGAAACAAAAAGAAGAAGCAAAAGCCGCATATATTAAGGCTCGGAACGAATGGGAAGAAACCATCACCGCCGAAAACATCAAGGGCGATTTTGAGAAATGGAAAACCCTTTGCGACAGAAAAGCGCTTTGTATGCGCTTAGGCGTGCGAGTTTAGCGAGAAAAAGGCTTTTCCCGGGGTTCGATTCCCCGGCTTGCTTTTCCCTTTTTAGGAAATAAAAAAATTAAAAATGGAAGGATGGTACTTGTTTATGAGATTTTGCGGAAGGAAAAAAGACGGTACACCGTTATTATTGACAGACAAGGAAATTATTGAAAATGCACTTGAGCAGGAGCGGCAAGAAATCAAGCCGCATTATTCATTTTACGATTACAGAAAACAAGAAGCCGTTACGCCGCCGGGCTGGTTAGTTTGGAATATTTTTGATGGCGGTTGCGGTGTCGTTTATCGTAGAAATGACGGGAAAATGATAATATCAACCGGGATGCCGGGGGATTTCTGTTATATTTAACAATTAGCCGGATGCGTTCCGGCTTTTTGTCGTGCGTTTTGCCTGCTTTTGGTGTGCGCGCCCTGCTGCCGTTTTTCTTTTCGCAAATCTCCGGCGGTGTGTTTGCGATACCAAAAACAAAAGATTGTTTTTCCCCTGCCGGATGTATTCCGGTTTGGTTTGGATGCAAAAAACGCATAGCACCTTGACAACGCTTTATATTAGCCGTATACTGATTTTATATATCTATGGCATGTTTATAGGCTCACGAGATAAAAAGGCAAAATAAAAGCCTTGTAACGTCTCACAAGGGCAAGCCTTTATTTAGCATATCTAAAATCAGCAAAGTAAAAAACAGTGCAAAAACTGTTAATATAAATCAATTTGAAAAAATTCACCCTGCAACTATAAAAATAAGTAACCCCGGGGGGTATCAAAAAATTTGCATTATCGGGTGAAAATTCCGAAATCGCAAAAAATCTCTCTACAACCTTGAAAATTTGAAAGGTAGGGGGGTATCAAAATATTTTGCTTACCGGGTGTAAAAAGAAAGGAGCGTTCAGCATGAACAAAAAGACAAAAGCATTAGACAAGGAAACCTACAAAGAAATAATAACCGCAATTCGCAAAGGTTTCAATTACGGAGAACACGTATTCAAGCCAAACAAACGGCTTGCGACATTACTGGTAGTGCAAGCAAACATCGGAGTTAGAATCTCTGATATACTGCACCTTACGCTTTCAGACGTGGTATACGAGAGCGGCCGCTATCATTTGGATATTGTAGAGCAGAAAACCGGAAAGGGAAGAAACTTCACGGTTCCAACTGAATTATTCCAGTTCTTAAAGCAGTACACCGAGGATAACGGCATTGCACCAACCGCAAGAATCTTTCCAATCAGCGAAAGAGCCGTACAGAAACAATTGAAAATCGTAGCAGATTTCTTTGGAATTGACGGAATATCAACTCACAGTTTTCGGAAGTTCTACGCTACGGAAATGTACCTTAACAACGATTATGATATAGAGTTGGTGCGTCATTTACTCCAGCACTCATCCAGTTCGACAACGCAAAGATATATCAGTATCAGTGAAAAACGTGTTGAGAACGCATTGAAAAACCATTTGTGTATCATCTAATTGTATGGTACACTGTAAAGGTCTAAAGCCAATATAATACGGCAACCATTTATTTCTCCCCCCGGTTGCCAATTAGACAAAAAAGTAGGAGCCTTTTCCATAATTTAGGCTCCTATTTCTTATTATTATATTGCAAGTTGGACTAATCTTGGACTAAAATAAAACCAACAAACTAAATTTAGATACTCCCCATCCTTAAATTATTTTTATTGTTTTTTATTTTCTTCTATACCTTTTAACATATTTCTTTCCAGTTTATCAAGAATGTCATCTGCCATTATGCGAAGCCTAGGAAAATATTCGCAAACATCTATCAATAAACTATTATTGATTCCTATTTTTTCTTCATATGCATCTTTATAAATTTGAAAATCGCAAAAATCATACATGTATTTTTCAACTTTATTCATTATCTCATTTTTATCAATTTGAAATTCAATTGATATACCAAGCATCCGATGTTCAAACTCTTCTGACCAACATACAAAAATAGGACGGATTTTTTCTCTTTCCTTTGGTAAATGGCAGTCATCACCCCTAAAATATCTTATTATATCATCTGCTGAATAATTAGGTCTTTTATCTGTTTCTTCAAAAGTTAATTCAGTTTTCAAAATCTTTTTAACTGCTTTCTCCATTGGCAAAATGAACATTTCACCATTACTGTATCTATATCTAGAAAACAATTCGTGAAGTAGTTTTTCGTTTTCAGTTCGATTGTAATGAACTTTTGAAACAAGTATTGAACCAGTTGTAAAATTTGAATAATTTTCTCCTATATTTTTTAATGTTTTTAATCTTTTGTATGGTTCCTTTGTGGTTCCTATTTTTAGTTTGTCGCCACATTCTAGCACATAAACATATCCTTTTGAAGAATGATTTTGAAAATCAAGTTTTTTCAAAATATTATACTCATCTTTATGGTACAAAGTCCAGTTATTAAATGCTTCCATATTGAATACCTCTTTTCTTCTTAAAATATCTGAGATAAGTTTTTATTATAGGATTTCCAATTATCTTTGAGTTGGGAGACGTGAGGTCGTTCAACTCTTTTATTTTTCAATTTCCTTTTTTACAAGTCCAATTCCTTTTATTATCGTATCAGTCCTTGATAGATTTAATTTTTCTGAACAATACTCAATATCTTGTTTCTCTTGCTTTGTTAATCTGATGTTGAGTTTTTCTGTTCTGGAAACGTCTTGTAATGGTGGCCTACCAGTTCTTGGTGACAAATTATCATCTCCTTTCTATTTATGTCCTCGCATAAATCATTATAAGTTATGTACGCACATAAGTCAACCCCTAAATGCAAAAAAAATAGAGACAATATAAAATTATACTGTCTCTATCCAAACTCTAAGTATTACCAATATTGCTTTGAAGAACAAACTCCGTCATTAAATGTAACGTATATTCTATGATATGTCCATGGGTTGCGCCATACATATACAACTTGCTTTTTCCATAGATAATCTTCCCATCCACCACTTTCCGCTTGCATTTCTTCATATTCCTTGTATTCTTCGTCTGTGTGCATTGTCGCATAATCAACTTCTTTTGTATAACCAAGTATATCCTCTACATCTTCAAGGAACATTCCTGCCTTTACACGATTAAAGTTCGCATATGTGACTTTTGATTTTGCTTTCACTGTAACTTTTCTCTTATACGTCTTGTTGCCTATTTTGCATTTGACATATGCCGTTCCCTTTTTTACACCTTTAATCGTACAACTGCGCTTTGACCTTTTTACAATCTTTATTTTTTTGTTTGACGTACTCCATTTAGGCTTTTTACTTCCATAATAGAAATACAAACTAATAGTCAGCTTACCTCCCTGCTGGATATTTTTTACTGACGTATACAACTGTGCAGCTTCACTTTTTGTTTCCATATAAAAACATGATGCAATCATACTTAAAATCATAGTTAATACAATAAATCTCTTTTTCATCTCATTTATCCTTTCTTTTTGTTAGTGATATAACTTAAAAATATCGGAAGAAAGTGATTCCGCATATATCTTAATATCGTTTTCAGCATTGGTTATGCTTGTTGAAAAATCATCATAGTTTCCTGTCGGACTTGCAAGCAAAGAATATAAACTGTGTATTGCATTGCAATAGTTTTCTGTATCTTCACAGATGTCTTTATATTCATTATAAATGTAGTCATCTGATTTAAGTTTTTCCCATTTTGAATAGGTTTCCTTAAATTTCTCATATTGTTTTGCCGTTTTATTTGAATACACTGTATCACTTATGCAAAGATTCACGGCATCAGAGAAGTCTCTAAATTTCCCATTCTTCTTTAATGTCCATTTATTTGTCTCTTTACTTTTCTCTTTCCAAATAGCATTACTCCATGTATGGGTTGCTTTTATGCTTATGTTGGATAGATTAGAAACAAATTTATCTGTAGAATCAAATAAATCACCAGTCAACTTCACAAAATCACGTTTATTTTGACGTCTTTGTTTTTGCTCTGCAATTTCCTTTTTCTTCTTTTCTTCTTCCGCTTTCTTTTTCGCTTCCGCTTTCTTCTGTTCCTCAACTCGCTTATTGTTCTCTTGAACAAAATAATAGGTAACACCACCTGCAACACCGGCAAGCAATATAACAATAATCACGATTAAAGCTATCTTTTTATGCTTTTTGGATTTCTTATTCTGTTCAATTGCAAGTTCCTTATCTGCATCCGTAATTGTTCTTCCACAATTTGGACACTGGTTTGTTTGGTCGCTAATTTTCTTTTTGCACTCCGGGCATTTAATCAAAGCCATGAGCAATCCCTCCTCTTTTATTTTTGATTGTATATTATCATATTTGACTATATTTGTCTATAATGCAGTTCTTAATGTTTGGAATACATTGTTTGTTATGCTAATTATTTCATCTGCGTATGTTGCCAAAAAGTCGCAAAACATTTCTTCCTGCTCCAAAGTCATATCAATCCCATAGGAAAACATTGCGCTATGGCATATCTCATGTAGCAAAACTTTTCGTAAAAAACCGCCACGCAAAATATTTGATATATAAATTGTTTGATTGTTTCTATCGCACATTCCGCAAGTATAACTTCCGTCACTTCTTTGTAGCATATTGCTATACGGTGATACTGTTACTATATTCCAAACAAAACCATTCATAGTATACAATCTAACCACTCCAATCAAAAAGGGGCAATTACGCCCCTTTAATTTGTTTTTGTTAAAACTTCTGCAACAATGTTTGCATTTTTGTTTTGAGTAAATTTTTTTCTTCCTGCGAACTATCCGCAATCATTTCCGTAATGTCTTTTGATAATTCACCCATGTACTTTTCTAACTCTTTCATTTTGTACTGTTTATCCGCCGGTGTGTCTGCTTTGTGCATTTCCTTTGATTCCATGTACGACATACGGCTCATTCCGCTTCTGCCCTCTCTGGAATCTCTCATCTTCATGTTTTTATCCATTCCGGTATCAGTGTAATACATAAGACCGTCTCTGTTTTTATCCATATCTCTGTACCATTCCGGGTCATGTTCCCGATACATTTCCGGCGTCATATGGTAGTATGGTTCGTCATATCCTCTACGGTATGTTCCACGTCCTTTCGGAGCAAATCTTCCGTCAGCGTATCTGTATTTGTCGTAAAATCTTCTTCCGTCTCCGTAACGCTCAAACATTTCAAGAGTTTCTTCCAAGTTTGATTCATCCATTGCCTTTGTCAAGGTTCTGTAGTACATTGCTTCCGACAAATCTTTCATCATGTCTACTACTTTTCCCATTTCGCAAGTATCAACATTTTCGATTCCAGATTCCATTTTGATTTTGGCACATTCGGAAAGTTTTTCAATCATACAATGCATTCTTTTAATATCCATCTCAATCACCTCCACCGGTTGTAACGATAGTTCCATCACCGTTTATTGCATTTAATCTGTTGTCTGGAGCGCAAGCAATTCTTCCAAGCAATTTGAAAACCCCGCTATTTGACGTGGTTTCAACTCTTGTACTGTATTTTGTTCTTGTTCTGATACTACAAGCCGTTGCCTGCGTACAATCACATTTTGTCAGTGGGTAAAGTACCGTACCAGTTCCAATCTGGATATATACCGGAGCAGAAATTGTTGTTTCTGCCGGAATGCTCTGTGCCACAACAATGCAATATTTTGAATCATCGTTATAACTTCCTTCCGGTATTCTGATAATAAGACCAGTACCGGCAGTAAATGTAACTGCCTGACTTATAATCAATTTCTTGCAAAGTTTGCATACGTTTTTACAATTACTCATAATCTACCTCCTAAAAATCAATATGGGATAAGCCATAGACCTATCCCATAGAGTAATAATCAGCCTATTTCGGCGAGTTTTTCTGATATTCTGTTTTGATTCTTCTGCATATTAGCAACAACCGCAACCGTTGTTAAGACCTACTCCATAAGCGGACTGGTAAGGTGAGCAAGTGATGTAAGCTGGTACGGCAGTAGGTCGCAACTGGCTTACAAGATATTGGTTCTGCTCTGACTGTGAAGCCGCCAATTTAAGGTTCTGATTTTCAGTCTGCAAAGTAGACAATTTGTCGTTTACAAGGAAGTCAAGGATGCTTCTTGTGTTTGCGTTCTGATTGTCGATAATATCTCTTGTATTGTTGCACATAGAGTTCTGGATTGCGTTTGTCTGCGTTGAAATGTTGTAATTCACGCCCTGAATAGCTTCTCTTGTTGCACAGCAGCAGTCGGAAATCTGATGAGATACGTCATTGAATCCCTGCTGGTTCTGAAAACCAAGCGTACAGATTGAGTTATCAAGAGTTCTGAAATTGCTGTTGATTGTGTTGTTCAGCGCATAGTTACTGTCTGCCAGTCCGTATGTCTGCTGGTCGAGTTTGCTAATAAGCGTCTGCTGGTCTACTGCGGCTCTAACATCTGCCTGTGTAGCACAAGGAACGGATGCTCTGTCACCGCCGTTGCCGTAACCGCCGCCAAAGCCATTACCCCATCCGCCAAAAATAGCAAATAAGATAATCAAGACCCACCAGCCGTTTCCATCGCCCCAGCCGTCTTTGTTGTTTCCTGTCACTGCCGCAATATCGGCAAGACTAGGTGAATTTCCGTTAAACATTTTGTTTACCTCCATTGTTTTATTTACAAATGGGAAACTAGTTTTAAGCGCACAACCCAAAATGTACTAACGTAAATTGCATCTTTGCATAATTGATTTTCTTATTTCATCCGGTGTAGTTCCTTTTTCTTTGCAGACGTTTTCTGCAAATTCCTGTAATCCTTTTGAATCTCCATTTCTATACATCTCAATAGCATTTTTCGCCATAGGGTTACTCATAACTTCATTGTTTTTTGTAATTTCTTCTAAAAATTTCTGTGGATTTCTCATTGCTTTCATAAAACTAATTGGATTAAGCATCTGTATCACTCTCCTTTTTAGTCGTAGTCGAAGATTTAGTGCTTCTATTCGAAGATTTAGTCGAAGTTTTAGTTAAAGACGATTCCAAGTTAGAAATTTTGTTTTCTAACTCATCGAATCTTTTCATAATTACTTCTGTGACCTCTTCTGATATGCCTATTTGACTTTTTGAGTTGTCCTGTGTCGGATTGTTAGGTTCTGTATCTAAAACTGGCTTAAAAGTCAAAATATGAGTTCTTCCATTTGCAAGCCATTGTTTTCCAAATATTTCTGTCCCGTCTGCTTTTGGGAAATAATATATATTTCCATCCATCGGAATGTCTGTTGCTTTTACAACGTCAATGCTATCAACAACTTTTCCAATAAAACTTGTTTGCTGTGATGTTGCCTGCATTTGAGAGTTCTGCATAGGCGGTTGTAAGTTCTGCTGACAATTTTGCAAAAAGTTCATTCTTTCTGCGTATGGATTTTGAACATATCCATTATTCATCGGATAAAAGTTCTGATAATTTTGCATCCGGATTCTCCTTTCTTATTTTGCCAATAACATTTTCAAACACGCTAACGGCTGTAGCCTGCGTTCCAATAGGTATTCTCTGCATTTCATTTTCGCTAAAAATCATTTCAAGAATCTCGTCTTTGAACATATCAATCACTCCTTACAATTAAAACTTACACCAAAAAAAGACGGATAAACCGTCAGAAATCATTCAAAATTTATTCATATGTATTATTGGAAACAATGCTCTTTTCTTATAATCACGTACTTTGTTTAGTGTAAAATAATGTATTAAATTATTTACACCATTTATACACCATTTTCCTAAAAAATATAGTTATTTATAGATATTTATACGAAAGTTAAAAATCCTCTATGTACCGAAAACAACGCATTTTCGCCATTTTGAACATTTCAAATTTCAAAGGCGGCGA